TATGTATTATCTTTCCCCTCTTCCAATAACTTTAAGGTGTACGCTTTCCCCGATGAATTCACAGGAGTCTGTGCAGAGTGAAACTCATTTGTAAGGTATGGAATAATAGTATCAGATATAACATAAATACCCTTTACAAAATCCACCCTGACCACATCTTCCTTTGCAGGTAAATCCAATACCCCATAAACTTCATCATTGATAAGACCCGCCTTTGTAGCTACCGGAATATCACTTAATTGCGAACCATCCCAAGCATCTAAATCACAGGTATTTTTTTCAGTGTAGACCGCTGAAACAACAGCATAAAATGAATTTGTTCTCTGTCCTATACCTTGTGATTTAAAAATACTATTCTGCAAAACTGAAATGTTATTACGCTTTCTACTCATGTTATACTCCGAGTGAATATCCGGTCTTTAAACTCCATGGGTTTCTTACTGGTATCGTTATAACCTCTGGTAACTGATAAATTAGAAATCAAATCTTTACCATATGACCACTTGTGTGCAACAGCCTCTACATAAAAAGTTCCCCTAATCCCCTCTACTGTAATCTTCTGACCTATGCGGGGATCAAGTGATTTGTCTGCAGGAACATGTAAAGTAACTACACCGTTAATATACTCATCATTTTTTATAAACCAATTCATTAAAGTTTGTGACAGATTTTTAATCTTATCAGCCATAATCGATGTCGGCTTTTCAAGCTTTGTACCATCCAAATTTTGAGTACGTATAAACTTTAGCTGAGTTATCAATGGTCGGTACAGATATTTTCCCATTTTATTAAGGTCATAAACCACTTGCCCTAATAGCACCCGTAATTTGTCCCCCGGATCAAATACAGATGGTATAGATGCAAAGAGTGTGTACACTTCCTCCATAGATTTTGCAAAATCGAATCGAGTCAAATGATCTAAATCAACTTTAATAGTTGGTAAATCTGTACGAGCTGTAGTTGAACCCATACCTACACTATCATTAAACGGAGTTTGTCTGAAAATCAAATACTCTTTATCTTCTGGTAATTCTTTTTTACTACCGTTAATACTTACAGTGCGCCCACCAGTATCAAACCATACTTCATTCAAAGGGACTTCGATCAATTGTTGTAAAATATCCCACAGACTTAAACTCTCTTCACTCCCACTATACAAATCATATGATTTAGGAAACACAGGCTCATTACTTGCAGATAACCCCGTTACAAGATCAAAATAAGTTTCAATATATTTTTTATAAGTGTTAACCCCAAGCGTTGAAAGTAATTGTAACCAATTATCAATTACTGTTGTAATCAATTTTGTAAATTTAGCTCCAGCGGTTACATCGTCATTGATTGCCTTAAATAATGCATACGATCCATCTGCCAATGCTAAATCATTCTTAGTTACTGCACCCATGTTTAAACCAAGTTTTCCAGTTGCGAGTAAATTACCCATTGAGTATGTTGTAATAATTGCAGATCTCTGTGGTGCAGTTTCAGTCATAAATGCACTATAGGCGATCTTATAAATATAACCCTGATACTTTAAAATATTAAACTCATATACCCGAATAACATCCATTGTGTTTAGTGCATCTAAGACACTAATAGCCTCCATTTGAGGTAACACTGTAAACGTAGCCTGACCAGCAGGTGATTTAATGGATCGAGTAAATGAAAAAGAGCGGACATAGCTGGTTACATCTTTCTTAGACCTAACCATTTTTCCATTTGTCCAATCCCATTGATCTAATTCTATTTTAATAAGTGGTTTTCTAATCATATCTATAACCTATTTCAATAACCATACATATCCTTATCACCACTTGAAGAAGACCCGGTATCTACATCATTTGACCATGTTGCAATAAACTCAACAATCTGGCGTAACAATATTAGCGATTCGCCGGTAGTTGTATTTGGATCTGCAGGAAACATTACATCTAAGTCAGCCTTTGCCTTTTTCCGATCAAAAAGACCAATATTTTGTAGAACTTGATAATTTTTAGCTTCCTCAACAATTTCAGCAGGACTCCAATCCCCTACTTCTGGCGCACCGGTTACTGTGTTAATATATTTTCTACCTTCTTCACCATAATAAAAATTACCACCTGCCATACCTAATCTGTCATTATTTGGAGCAGGTTGATGTGTCATCCTACGAAAATCTGCCAATCCCGCACGGACATTACCACTCCTCGCATCCATTTCACTCGGGCCGTAAAACTTATTTAAAAATCTGGTTTTAAGTTCCTGTACCTGCAACTCAAAATTTTCTAAAATAGCGTAGTTGGAAGCTCTTTCAGATTCTCTTGGGAACCCGCCTAAACCAAATATATCTGACTCCCCTGACTTCGTTAAGTCATCACCATACGTTAAACCGGCTTGTGTTTCCATAAAACCAACTGCTTCAGAAGTTGTACCACCTAACCATTTCTGAGCCATAATAACCCGCATATCCCAATCTTTACTTCTACCTAAAATGGATTGGTACATCAACTGCTTTACACCCTGCGGATTTTCTTCCATCCAAACTCTCGCATCTGTTAAAGAAAAGGAAGGATTTGCAGACATGATTGCCCGCAATATCATTACATCTTCAGGTCGGCTCAAACTACTTGAACTGGTTGCCCGAGCATTAGAACTTTGACTTGCACCAACTGCCCCTTCGGGAGTCATTCCTGCATAATCAACATATCCCATCATGTCTCGATTACTTGCATCAAAATTAGCTTCCGTAAGAGATGATGCCCTAACCCCCGCTGACCCTTGCGTATTTAGATACTGTCCGGATGCAGAAATGTATGTGTTCATAGCACTGTTTCCAAACTTACCAAATGTACCCTTGGCATACCGGTAATAGTCATCCGACATAGCATCACCCATGCCCAAACGCTGTGCGCCCCCGAGCGTATTTGCAATTAACCCCCCATTTAAACCTAAAGAAGTAGCAACCTCCACCCCACGATATACATTAAGATTGTCACGTTCTCCTACTCGTCCACCGGCATTAGATAAGGTATTCAAAAAATCAGGAATCATGGCTTTCGGTACACCCTGTCGTAGCATTTCCAAAGATACACCACGGGTTTGATCATAACTTCCAAATCGCTGACTGATACCAGATGCCCATAACTGTTGCATCCTTCCTTCTTCTTTTTCAGCAAGACTACCTAATGTTTTTATAGCTACTGCACCGATAGCCATCATAGCTCCTGCAGGGCCAAGCGCACCCATTGCACTCATACCGGTTGCCATAGCTCCCTGTGGCCGACCGGATGAAATATCCTGAACCATACTACCTGCGGTATTAGCATATCCCACAAGCGGACTTTGTGATTGTCGGCCTCTCTGATCTCGTAAATATTGCTGATGTTCACCTCTATGTGCGGGTAATCCACCACCAGCACCACCAGCACCGGGAGAAGGCATAGTAGCTTGAGTTGCAGGGTCACCACCACCGCCAACTCCACCACCTATGCCTTCTGATGCCTGTTGAGTTTCTTGAAATGCTTTCTTTAATTTACGTACTTCACGAGAGGCTTGGTCGGCACCGACTGTTTCAAGTTTAATTCGACTTATAATGTCACCCATCATACCCCCGCTTTAAGTATCTCATCATTCATATTATCTATCTGTTCATCTGTGTAGCCTAAAGCCCGCAATGAATCTTTTTCTTCATCATCAATATGAACCTGTTGCATTTTCTCATATCGCATATGTTTTGCATAATTATACAGGTCTTCACTGCTTATATTTTCCATATGTGCAACCATCAAAAGAGTCTTCTGATTTTCAGTCAACTCCATGAATCTCGGATCAGTTGGAAGAACTTTAAATGTTTGACAGACCCAAGTATCAAGAATCGTCGCCTGAGCTATTTCCTTGAAATCCGTCATCCTCAACTTTTTCGATAAATTTGCCTCGAAAAAGTAAGTACCCTGCATAAAGAGTTTGAATCAAAGCATTATCGTAACATATCCATGCACCCTTAAACCACTTAGGACATTTATCAGGAATATATAACTCATTTACATATACAGTTGCCTCAACAAGTGCAAGATGATTAGGGGCATAACTATTACGAGCAAATCCCCCAAGCCTTCTAACAATCTCTGTTTCAATTGAAGAAGTCATCATAGGTGTAGGATACCTAAGTGTGAAAACATCACCCTTATACTCTACAGGAATTTCCAGATCATGTTCTCGTATAATCTGCTTACCTAATTTCGCAACTTCATCATTACTATTTTTCTTTTTACCCTCAAACATATATTCTCTCCTCAAAAAATATATGGGGTGTTTTACCACCCCGTATTTACGTCAGTCTCTGCACAGCCATCATCCGGATATTTGCCGTCAAATAACTGTTCGGATTCAGCTGAGTACCATTACTGGCAATCATTACCTTTTCAAAAGAATTGATTGGAAGGTTCGTACTTGTATTCATAAATACAACACTGCCAATTTCCCCCGGTTTACCAGATGCCTGTACTGTATCCCGAGTAGGTAAATAATCGGCCAAAGCTTTTATACCGCCATCTGGCCATCCCCCCACCTTATTTGGAACCTCTGGTATAAAAGTAGACATGTTTATTGAACATGAATACCCCTGTGAATCATAATCAATCGGCCCGAGATGATTCAAAGTATTTGCAGGATTTACGCCCCAATCTTCATCATAACTCACCCCTGTAGCTAAACCGACCGGTTCCCCATCAAAAAATACCTGTACTCTGGCACCGCCTGCTATCAATCGTTCACCCATAATTTACCTCCCCTTAACCTGTTACTTCATGAAAGTGCTGAGTGACAAACAGGAAGTTAACTGGTGCTGTTACATTTGCATCATAATCAATGGTTACTGTGTCCCCTGATATAGAAGCCACAATATTCCAGAAAGCCACACCTGTACTATCTTTTTGAAAAATACCCAAATTGGCCGTGTATTGTGTAAGTTTTGTTTTCACAACTTCTTGTATCAAACCAACTGATATAGATGACCCCGGTTTACCTACGAATAACCCCTCTAAATATGCCCGGAGATCCCTTGATGCAAAAAACATTTCAGTGACCATAGAGAACTCATTGAATTTCAAATCAGGAGTCTGGTATGTATTAACCTGCCTTACACAATGAGATACTCCAATTGAATTGTAATTTACAGGAGCTACACCATTTTCAATCAATGTTTCCAACTGACTATTAGATAATTTCCAATCCAAGTCAATATAGTTAACCGCTTTAAAAGTTAACGGCTCATTTAATGCTGTAGCACAATGGATTCCCATCAACATACATGCAGTATACCCAGCATGATAACTTGTAAGCACCCCATTTATATCGTAGTTAGTGCCCCCGTTAAAGGCATACATGCCATACTTAGAATTCAATACCTGTGATGCGCTCACGGCAGTTGAAATATCTGTTGCAATTACTGAAGTTTTAACCGGTGCGCCTACTATAAACTGTCGCTCTTTCCTTCCGTTAACTGAACTCATACCAGTGCAATGTGTAGCAATTGCAGAATGTACTGAAGCCCCTGTATCGGGGGTAGATATTAACTGAATGTCCTCCCCTTCCATCTGCAGTAAACTGGCTGTCCACTCAGTTGTTGAATAGGTACCTTCACTACCACTGGTAAGATACGTTTCTGTAAGATTATCCGGAATCTCAATGTCATTTGTAGCACTTACATCTGTTGCACCTATACGCACTGAACCGGCATTGATACCGTTGATAATCGCATACATCGTAGATTGGAAAACAACCCCACCTGAAGCAGATATTGCACTGACACTATCCAGCTTTTTAGAATCTACATTTTCCTGCCCAGCTGTTGCAACTGCAGTATATCCAGTTTGGTCATTGATGTATGTTGCCAATGCTCCAATTGTATCAAATGTATTAAGATCCACTGAAAGAGTATCAACCGACCCGGTTAAGGTATGGGTAGCACTATTATTTACAATAGTGATTGTCGCTGTTGCATGTGTAATTGTAAGAGATGCCTGATACAAATTATCGAAAACCTCATCATCTTCAGATTTATACCCTACAGTTAATTTTTTACCTTCTGTTGTACCCGCTTCTAATGTGACCTTGATCTGATTTGCATCAAGACCATAATCCAAACTTTTCAATGTAATTAAAGGTGTTGCCGTTTCTAACAGGTTTGTAGACCCCTGCACGGCACTATTCACACGCATTGCATAAATAGTTTGCGGTACGTTATCCCCGCCGGGATCAAACGCCATTCGGACAGCATCCATAAGCTCACCGGATTTCAAAGTCTGGAAAGCTTCTGAAAACGAATTAAATTTAAGCAGAGTTGTAGGTTTACCACCCTTACACTGCCCCATTATAACCCCGTTTTTCGCTGAAACTAAACCGCTTGAACCCTTTACAGAATCTATCCGAGAATAAGCTCCGGGAATTAGATGTTGTGATATCTTTCCCGCTGACTGAAAAGTAGCCTTCGCTATACTCATACTTTATTCTCCTTATACTGTTCTAAAACTTCAGCCCATTCATCGTCTGTCTTCATTATACCCCTGAACTCAGGTTCAATGAAAGCACATGTGTATAGGTGTATGTTTGGTTTAACTCTTTTAAGATATTGATCTAATGCATAAGTGATAGCTACACTCTTCACATCACTTTTCTTTTTAGCCATTATTCCCCTCCCGTATTCGGTGAATCTACATTAAATGTTTGCATAAAATTGACTGCCAAATTAAGCTTCAATGATGTAATCACACTCATAGCTGTAACCGTTACATTTGCACCATATAAAAGCTTCCCAAATTCAACATTGATATCCCCTGATCTCCTTCCCTGCATTTCCCCCTGTAGAGAAATTCCCTCTTCTTTTAAATCAGTTATATTTGAAATAAGGAATTGCTTCACCACATCAAAAAGAAAAGACGCAACATCTTTATTGTCTGCCCATATATTAAAATCAAAACTGTGTTGTTCCATATGCTGATATTTAATACCATAAATATCAGCGGTATCAATAACGGCATCAATACGATCTACATTTTCGTCTGAAATATGAATCTTTTTGGTTGCTCTCGCTTCCTTTAAATCGTTCCATGCTTTTTTTGTCAGTAAAATATCTTCAGTATCCATATTTAAAGTCTGATTGATTACAGAATCTGTACTATCAGCAACTGTAATAGACGGGAATACATCTGTTTTAATCTTCTGCCCCAATACATCCTGAAGTAAAGTTAAAGCAAATGGATGCACATTACCTATACGTAAATTCTGAAAGTTAGGAAACATTGAGGCATACCCAACCTCTGTTAAATACGATTTTAATTGATCTGCAAATGTTACTTCTGGATTATAAGAAGATACAATTCTAATAAGTTTATTCACGTCACTGGCAATAACCTGCGCTCTACTACCTATATTTATATCACTCATGCTAAATCCTCTTCTATCGCCTGTCTAATTATTTTCTCTGCAAACGGTGCCATGAAATCAATTACAGCTTGTCTAATTGGTATCGCTGGTTTTGCTGGTAATATCCATGAATTTGGCGCACTTTTATAAGATACAATACGAAAAGTTATATAATTTGAATTTTTCGCACGACCTGTGTTAGTTTGCATCCTTCGCATTCCCGCATACTTACCACTCTTCCAAGTGTACTTTGTATCGAGTTTTGACCGCCGACCCCGTTGCATTTTTCCATCCAGACTTGCACCCCAATCATATGTGCGCCGACCATTAGGGGTTTGTCCGGTAACTTTACTTTGCCCACCTGATTTAGCTAACCCCTGCTCTTTCATAACATCTGCTTTCTTTGATGTTCTAAGCATCAGATTATACACACTCATCGGCATAGGATTACGGCTGGCTTTCGGTGTACCGTGTCTAAAAGCAATAATATTATAAGGCCCAAACTTACCCATTCGAGCTTTTCTACCACTTAGTATCCCCGGTTTTAAATCAATTTGCTTATGTCCAGATTCAATAAGAGCTGTAATCCCCATACCGTTTTTGGTCTGCATATCACTGAACACACTAACAAAATTCGGATTACTGTGATCCACCTGTATGGATCGAGTATAATCCCCTTTCGATTTAATTATAGTCGGCGCACCCGGAACTTTCATTGCACCACTAGCATAACTTCTCCAAATCTGTTGATATGATGCTCCTAAAGTTTGTATCGCAAGTTTCGTCCGTGTAAAAACCTTATCCCCATGTGCATTCATAATCAATTGAATAAACTCAGGAACATAATCAGTGATTTTTACAGATAGATTCTTACGAATATACTTTCCCATCAGAAATCCACCACCGTATCCAATCTATCGAACTGCTTTAGATTGATTCTATTTACAAATACTTTATCCTCGGAATTTCGCACCGAGGAATAATTTGTCAGTGCCGTAAATGTAGGATGATACGTAAACTGAATACTGTACGGTACTGTCGGCTTGGTAATATTCCATTTAATTTCGTCTCTTCCGAACAATTCCACATCAGTACCAACTGTATACTGTTTTCCAGTAGTATCCATCACTGCTAACAATTGGGATACATCAAAATAACCATGTATCATATCATTACCTGCAACCACTGTCGGATCTAATATTGTATTCGCTGTCTGCTCTCCAGATATCAATGTAAACAAGTCATCGGGAGAAAAGCGCACCCACGATGGAGTCATAAGGAGAGCATCCGCTTCATCCAATATGTACGTTCGCTCCCGTCTTATGCGCTGAGATATTCCCGTAAACAGAAACTTATAGGGCTTTAAATATATGTAATCTATTTCTAATACATCCCCGGCTTCCCATGTTCCCATATCAGTCAGATGGATATATTCTTTTTCTAATTTCGCAACGGTATAGGTTTCAGCTTTCGTCACATTGTAAGCTCTGCTCACACTGATCACTGTACCTTCAAAGGTTTTGCCTCTTTCCTCAAATACCGTTGCGATTGTTTTCAACATATTTGTATCATGTACCGTACTGTCCTCAACTGTAACTGTGACTTCCGGTTTAAATTTATAAGAAACAGTAACCACCTCATGACCTTTTGGGTAAGGCTCTGCAATTGATATCATACTGGATGTAAAAGCAGTTACTGTTAAGGCAACATCTTTTCTTACCACAGAAATTACATCTGTAATTCCGAATTGTTTAGGATATAAATGTCCATTGGAATCATGTTTTACCACCTCATCTCGAATAACCATATCCTCTGGAGGCAGGTACACTCTACCCCGTCCCTTGCATAGATCGCACTGCGGATCTGGTTGGGAAGTATCATTACTTACACACGGGCAAAGCAGTGACCGCATCCACCGTATATACTGAGCATGTCTGAGTAATGCGTCATCATATAATTTGGTAGTCTGATACGTATTAAATCCCGCCATCTTACATCGTACCTCCGACAAAGGCCATTGGGATCGGGCCGAATTTATATCTATTCTGAGCTAACCACTTTATAATCTCGTCGCTGTATTGCTTTATTCTCGCACCAAAAAATGCGGATGTCGCAGACTGTGTAGAACTGAAACTCTCTGAAAGTCCATCAAGACTCACACTCTGACTGCTAAAACCGGCCATGAGGCCATCCCCTACCACAGCCAATGCCTTTATGGTTGCATACTTCGCTATGGTACTCCGGAGTCCTGCCGGTATGAAATCGGATGTTTTATATCCAGTTGTGTAATCAATTTTAAATCCCTGCGGATATCTTCCCCCGGCACTTGTTTGCCATAAAGGGCCGAACACTGAATAAGGCCCATATGCAAATCCACCCTTGGGAAAGAAGTTCAGCTGACCCATCTTTTTCTGTGTCCGGAGCCATCCCGCTTCAATGAGATCCATAATCTCACCATTAACAGGGGATACCCATTTAGCTGTCTCCACACTGAGAACCGGCCAATGTCTCAGCTGTAGGAACCCGTAATTTCCCCACTGCTGTGCATCGAATTCATACCAATCTTCTTCATCTGTATAATCCACACCCTCTCGCCATATCATTGCCTGTATCTGTTCATCAGTCGGTTCAGTTATATACACCTTTTTACGAATATCCATCGTAAGAAATGTCTCAAATTCTCCTACCGCCTCATCCACAATACTATTGAACTGCGCATCTGTGAACTCACTTTGTGCTACATCACTACCTACACAATCAATTCCGAAAAGCATCGTATGTCGTATATCATCTGCAGTATAAGCATGCCCCCATTCTCCGGGTTCAGGTCTGTAATTTCCAAAAGTATATCCGATTTTCTCTTCTTCAGTTCCACCCAAACGAGCTTCGGACATAGTACTTTCAGGTGAACCAGATAAATGATAATAAGATGTCTTATAATAATGCGTAGACCCGCCATTCAAATCTGAATAAAAATACTGATTCTCTTCAGGGATAATATCAATTCTGGTATCAGCATCTGTAATCTCTTCATATGATCCATCAATTGTTTCTGACCTGTAGACTTTTACCTGATTATAAATCTCTAAAACCTGTGAAAGATTATTTATTTGCACCATCAATCGATTCATTTACTTCCCCTCTATACTCGGATCATCCGGATCTGCTGTCTCAGTAATACTTGAATCACCCGCATCTTTACTCTCTACAACGTCTGCATCCACAGGCGGTTGTGCTAAAATTATAGTGCCATCTATAATATCAGATATGCTATGTACTCCCTTTGGTATAATGGGTAGAATTTCTTCTGTACTCTCTATATCCGGTGTTAAATTATCTGTACTAGATGTATCAGGAACTAACTCTGACATACTCTGTACCTCTGGTTTCATTATATCATTAGTCTGTGATATCTGCGAACCATCAATTGATTTTCCTTTTACAATTAAAATATCATCCACTAATTTAGATATAGTTGTTTTTATAGTAGGTACCATTTGTGTTACCGTAATTTGAGTCTTACCAAATGAATCTGCAACAAATCGTCTTAATACTTCAGTAAATAATCCTACTGAATCCGTAAGCTTAACAAAGAATGTACCGGTATGTTTTACCCATTCATACGCTTTAACAGTCTCTACGCCTTTTCTAAAATAAGTACCTGTCCGAGTTACCCCCGTAGTTATTCCCACTGAATTTACTATACTACGACTCGCACTGCGCAACCAACTTAATATATCTGATATACTAATAGTCTCCTGTATCTTTCGTAATCGTGTAATCCAACGTATTAAAATATCACTTGATTCAAGCGTATCAAACAGTTGTGCAATATGCAATCCAATCAATATTCGTAAATCAAATGCATGTACAGTTTCCCTAATTATTCTAATTGCTGTTAAAGTTTTATGAATAATACCTGTAATCTCTATTTGCGCCTGTAAAAATCGAATGTACCCCTGACTCCGAACCGCTGAAGCTACAATCCCCACAGCATCTGTAACTATTCGCACAACCCATACTGCACCCGTGGCTATATCTGTGATATTGACCGCATTTTGCACCACACGAAAGGCATTTACAGCTGTCCGAAACGAATCTGATACTTTTATACCCTGAAGCAATCGGCGTGTCAAAAATGCAGTTCTTATTAAGGTTTCTGAGCTTTGTAAGGCATTTTGAATACGTCTCACTGCACTGATAGTGTACCCCGTGATAGTTGCAATACCTATTGTATTAAAAAGCTGTACAACTCTATGCACAGCTCCCAATACTCCATCTGTTATATCTAAATTATCTGTAAATGATCTAAATGCTGTTATGATTCTTGAATTACTTGTTAAAATTCCGACATCATCTAATACTAAGTAATATCTCATGTATCCCGAAGTTACTGATCTGAGAAACAGTATCCCGGCATTGTCGTTTACAAATAGAATCATACTTCAACTCTTCCACCACTTGCAAGATTATACTGTCTCCAAACGGTAGATCCATTTTCTTCATATATCGTAATAACATCCCCTGACTTAGTAACTTTATTTCCTGTGAGTCTAAGCAAGGTTAATACATCACCATCTACATCAGTAAGAATGTCAGCAAGCGACCCACTAACCCCATTGTGATCTGAGACAATTTCTTCAAGTACTTGGTCTGCTACTGTATCTGGATTCAGCATAAAATCATTTATTGTCGCACCTACTGAAAGGTCTTCAGATATGTATCCTACTCCTCGACATTGAATCGTTCCCGCTGTAACATCCACACCAAACTTTACTTGACCTGAACTCATATCAATCGATACGTCATCAGTTCCGGATTTATTTACGAGCTTAATCCCACCATGATAATCTCTGAGTCCAAGTGATTGCCCACTCCCACCCATATCAATAACCGGGGTACTTGCACCCGGAACACCTGAGTAACACCCGTGAATATGCGCTGACGTATTTCCACCTAATGTAATCGTACCATTAAGCTGACAGTGGTGCATCGATCCATTAACATAATTCAGAGTATCAACTGTACAATCTCTAAGAGAAGAACCACCATCGAGTATTCCCGTAAGTGTACAATCGCATACTTCACAGTCTAAAACATTTGCACCCGTCTCTATTTCTATATGAGTCTGTGTTGGATTTATCCCCCTGATTGTCATAGTCGGCAGGTTATCCCCTGTAGTCAGTGTAACATTACTAATGAAATACAACTCAGAGAATCCTCTTGAAGATGCAATCAACATAGCATCCGCAACATTATCAACAGGTTTTCTCAAAGTTCCTATCGGATATGTCGCACCGGCAACCGCCTTACCTGTAGTGTTCTGTACATCGATGGTCACCTTATCCCCGTATTCCCCAAACTCAATTGCTTGTGAAGTAACCAAACCCGCTGAATTAGCTGACCTGACTGACACTTGATTTACATTTACCCTGTCACCTACATTTGAGTTAGCACCTTTAAGGTTTACCGCATACTGACCATCTTCAAAAGTGACTGTGTAATTATTGATTATCTCAACAGTACGAGCAAGTTCTACCCCTCCAACTTCCAAAGGTGGATTATGAGAATGCGTATCTAAAAATACCATCCCATCTTCATCATCCTCTAAATCTTTAAGTGCCAACCGGAATACATTCAAATCAAGTTCATATACCGCTATCGGCACAGTCTGGATCTGTGTCATGTCTACTTTATAGACTGAGATTACTTGTGTCGCCCAATTCACACCTATAGCCATTAGTCATCCCTATATTTTTTCAATTCTATACGCAATCGCTCAATCTCTATGATATACTCATTGTTCTGTGTATTCATATCTGAAAGCCTCTGTTCAATGACTTGTGTCATATTCGTTTGAGTACCCTGCATCTGCTTCTGCGTATTGTGCTGAAGATTAACTATCTTCTGTAAATCAGCTAATTCTTTTTGAATCTTCTCATGCTCTACTGCAAGTACTGCATAGCGTGTTTCCCATTTATTGCTCATTAACTATCCCCTACCATTACTGCTGAACCAGTAAATCCGGTTGTTGTACTAATTTCTCCTATCAATGGTGAGGTCTTATAGTAGGGAACTCCCGATGATTTCCTGACCCTGCCCGTAAGTGGTACAGCGGTTGCATAAACTCTGGAGTCCGTTATCTCACCATCAACATCTGTCATACCATACAATGCTACATAGTCTACTTTGATAGTTCCTGTGGGACTACTTCCGGGAGTACTGAGCATTGTATACGAGTACTTATCTGCTGGTGTTGTACCGTCTAATGTAATAACAAATACTCCATTATTAGCTGTCAACGATGCACCCGTAACCTGTATCTTATCTCCGCTTGCCATACCGTGCGCCGTGTGGGATACTGTTGCGGTTGTACCTGAATTAACGATGGTTACTGTGTCGTCTACAGGAAGTCCTCCACCTGCACCCGTTGCTACTAAAAGAACTAAAGCATCCTGAATATCAGTTCCACCCACATTTGTTACTGTTACTGTGACTGATACAGAAGAACCCACGAATGTAACTACACCGCCTCCGGTAGCAACATAATACTGTGCATTCGTTCCATTGTTCTTAGAAACATTTATGCTCGTTCCACCATTGTTCAAGTGCGTTGATTGTTTAGTGCTGTTATCTTCACCTGTAAAAATCAAAGCATCATACGTTTGATTAGTTGTCTGTGTAATTTCAATAGACTTAAGGTTATCAATGAAGTTACAACTTTTTACAGTCGTACCACCCGGCCACAATAAAGCACCGCCTTCACTACCAACATAATTAGAAAGCGAATTATTTTCAAAGGTACATGTGGAAGGATCTACCTGACCACAATTATCAAAAACATTGTTAAGTATATCCTGTCCAGATGCAAAATCAATTACACCAAAGCTTGATATTTGTTTACCGCTCATACCAAAACTATTCAAATCAGATATAGAAGCATCAAAAGTAGGTCTTTGACTTCCTGCACAGGAATACGCACCTCCTGAGATATCTATATTTGTAACATTACTTGCATCATCATAAAAAGTTAAACCGTACAGTGTGGAACTAACTGATAAATTCTTAAACACTGCTATATCGCCTTCATCTTTGAAGTACGTTGTATTTGTTCCATCACCTATTTGAATATCTCCCGCAAGAAAGAAAACACCATCTACCTCTGAAACGATACCATATGCATTTGTTTTATCTACTGTCGCAATCTCAGCCAATGTAATTTCATCACCTGAAGTTCCACCATAAGCCGTATACCCATCACCATAATACCAAGCATCAAACCAAGCATTTGCTGGAACATTTCTCGGTTTAGAACTTGTATTGAATCTCATTCCAACACGTGTCGTATTGCCTGTCGGCTTTGTTCCTGATGTTGGAGTGTTTCCAGTATAAACAACAGCTTGCGCCCAACCTCCAGCATACTTGTCTGCATCCTGCATAGTCCAATAAGCTGTGTTAGAACCGTCTGATATGAACACCTGAATGGCATTAGTAGATGCAAGATAGCTTGCAAAAGAGATATTAAACCACAAACGAATATGTTCTGTAGACAAGTCAACCGCTGTGAAGCCATCGACATATACATCGTTTGTGCCATTATTTGTCATAGTACAAGCAATTGAGTTACTGCCTTGTACTTTAACGTCTGGCTCAAGGTCAAAAGAATCACCATTCCAATCTGTAGTAGCCTCGGCCATATCGAGAACAGTAGGGGTATTTACCAACGTTGGTGTTGCCATTTTTACCTCACCTTTAAATAGTCCTGTCGCCAATTAAGATGACAGGACTATTGATTATTTATTCATCAGAAGTTCGAATGGCTGTAACTGAGCCTCCACCTGAACCAAACGGACTTGCAGTCTGGAAAGTCTTAATCGGAAACTCTGCAGGAGTGTCATCCCCATTTCGCACTCGCACATACATATTACGGTCACTATTATAGACCATTGAAACTTTCAACTCATTACCGCTAGCACCACCGGACTCATCATAAACATCATCAATATAACTAAGGAACATGTTGTTGTTATCAGCGGCTACCGGACATCCACTACAGCCTGTAAAATCAAGACCTGAGATTCCAGTATAAGGCACTCTGTGATAAACACCATCATCACCTAATACTCTAAGCGTACCTGTTGACGGAGTATCTGCTGGTATCGATGTCTCATCGCCTTCTCCACCGCCTGCTGTTTCGACAGTAATGGTATTCGATGCACCTGTAATTGCACCATCAATAGTGAACTGGTCAAAATTGAAAGCGTCACCTGTATCTTTCGGCCCAACAAGAACACGATCATAGTTTGTACCACCATCATCATAAAGTCCGCCAACTGTGAAGAACTGATTGTTCGGAGGAAGTTTCGGGCCACTTGGTGCAATGTCTAATAGGTCAAAAAACTGGTCACCAACTGAAGTATCATCAGTGTCAATACCAATACCGAAAGCTCCTATCAAGTTGGAACCAGTAGAGTTTCCTAAGAAACAAGGTGAAATAGTTACTGCTGTCGCATCACCATTTGCATCTGCAACACATCCGGTAACATCCCCAAGACTTAAGCCATCTGTAGGTGCTGTACCCGTTAAGAGCTGAATCCATAGTGTACCCGTAATTCCACCATCGACGCCTGCTTCGGTATCTGCAAGGATAAGCCCTGTACCGCCTGTCCAAGTGAGTACTTCATCTTCATGGAAGAACTCACTTACATCCTGACCATCATAAGCTACTTGATGTGTAATACCTCGAAACAGTTCCCCATTGATTCCGTGTATATTCGTTGCTGTTCCAGACCGAGTTATATTCTTTGCGTACTGATAAATATCATTGATATTTCCCGCTCCACCTGCTGACGCTGTTCTTACCCATTCCGAATAGTATTGTTCAGGAGTTCCGTTATTATCTATATCTATGTCATGATACCCTTCGGTATTTCCAATAGTCCAAGCATCAACCGTGCCCTGTGCAAGTGCATTGTTCAGGTCAGTATTGGTGAAAATAGCGGCTGTGGCGTTACCAAGACCCATTGTTAGTGAGAACTCCGCATAGGTATCACCATAAGTCCTTGCCTGTACCCTAATCTTCTTGTCATCAATATCAGACCCGGAATCTCTACTCTTAACCATAATTCTCAAGAGGATATTTGCTGAAGCTACCTCATTCAAACCTGTACCCCAAAATGGAGAAGCCTGATCATCGTAGAACAAGTTATTCTGTACTATCTTCAGTGTTGTGGTTGAAGCTAATGCACCCACGACTACCAGACCAGAGTAAACAGTGTCACCTCCATCTTGTGTAATCGAACCATCATAGAAGTACTCAGATGCATCATCATCAATATTAAACGGTGCATTCAAAGTGATAATATTATCGGTGCTACGCTCTGATGGAGTATCTGAAGTAATATCTATTAAGTCATTACCCGATGCACTTTCATCATCTGCCAAATCCTGAAGCCATCTATGTAATTCTAATACTGTATAAGTCTCAGTACCAGAATCATGTCTAATGTCACCACCTACTGTTACACTAAAATCAGTTGCTATCGCCATACGCTATCTCCTTACAAAAATTCTTTGATATCATTTCGCAAGTTTTCAACCTGCTCCTGTTTCTCAATTGCTATTGTTCTTACTCTATAGAAAAAATCTGTTACCTTCTTTGCTATCTCTGCCAAACACACCTGCATATTAGAATCAAATAATTCTTCTCTCGATATTGTAAAAGACGATGTTTCATAATGCTCATCTAAATATCTGCTAACTGCTTTCTGATAATCTTCAGTTCTCTTTTCTATGTACAAGCGGAACTCTTCATCAGACTTTTCTATGAAATGATTAAGCTTCAAATATCTTCGGGTCATTTCTTTTAGCATGGTTTCAGTATTATCTAGGATAGATACATAATGATGAACTTCTGGCTCTTCTAAAAGCCCTGCCAGTTCACCACCTCTCACCGCTCTAAATAACTTTAGAAAATGTGCTCTGAGAATATCTCTTACGTCCACAAATAAGTCATCTGCCTCATTCATCTGCTCAGCCAATGCATCATTTATCTGTATACGTTGTATCTCTGCTGACTTCTCTATTGCGCTAATAACAAGCAATCGTAATGAAGGAAACTGAGAACACGCACTGTGGTCAGCTACCTGACCATTCCCCACCTTCTTATTTCCAATAGGTATAAATGGTACTTTAATAATTCCTTTAATCACCATGTACACCACGATCAATAATGCTAAAATCTGTGTAAGTACATTAGCTTCAGCCCAAATTTGAATCAGTTCCACAACTATTTCCTTATGAACCTAAAAAGGTTATTTCCCAATCGATTTGTAACGTATCTAAAGATCCCATATTTACAACGGGTGTTATCTCTGCATATGCCAAACAATCCCCACTACCTGCCACACTATTATTTAATAATGCAACTTCATCTATACCTGAAATATTCAAATCTCCGGGTTCAAATGTGGCTCGATATAACGTAACATTGTCATCGGTTGCACCAAACGCCCCTTTTAATTTAGGGTATGTGGAATCCATAATTTCAGGTGATCCAGTTGGAGTATTACAGGATGTATTTGTTTTTGGAGTTGTACCTGTCCAACCAGTACCTACCTCAATGTGACCATTCGCATTATCTACTTTATCTTTAGCCGGTGTGTCACACATCAAATCTGCTACAAGGGCATCCCCTTCATCAGTTACAATGTTATGATTTACACATACCATTTCCCGTCCGGGGATATTGAACAATCTGCGTAAAAATGTAGGGGTATGTCGCTTTGTGTGACTATGTTGTTTAAAGATATGCTCTCTTTCTAAGAGGTACATTGTCATCTTTTTTCTATTCGCCCCGTATTCATCCTGTAACTTATTGAATAGTTTCACACCTTCAGGTGACAATTCTAAAACACGGGCAGTCATAACACCTGTAATTTTTGATCTATCTCGAAACATACACCCCCCTTACTTTAAAAAAGCGATTAAGTTCGCACTTGTCGGGCCAGAAACCAATTTAAGAGAACTTAATCTTCGCTGAACCTGTATATCCGTATCAGCTGTAGTTACAGTTACGGTAACCCCACCTAATTCAATTACAAAATCTCCAGAAGCACTCCCGTTTAAATGAATGCTTGCCACAAATATGTCTTCTACAATCTCTTCCCCAGCATCTAAACTAATAATGCCTTCTGTTCTATAAACACCCATACCTTACCCCCGCTATATCTTAGTCTTGGAACCTTCAATACATACTTCAGTCCCATCCCCTTTAATCAACATATAAATCTGTCGTAATTTCCCTGCAACTATCCCCTCTGCTCCTACAACATATGATAAGCGATCTTGCTTTGTCTTACCATCTGAAATTCCTATGTTGGTCATATGCCGTTTTCTATAATAGAGTTTTGGATCTTCCATCTGAGTTAGTAGATCCATCCGTAAAGCTCTACCCCCATTTATAACAATATGTCTCTCATATAAATCTATCAAGTAGGAATTATAATCCCACATTACTGTCAACGTTATTATTTGATCCCGCATATTATACAGTTCTGAAAAAGTATGCTCTGCGTACACCCCATTTATGGCTGTCTTTACAAGAAATGCTGGTATCAATTGTTTATCCTTATAAAAAATGTAGGGGTGTTCCCCTACATCTCATCCCATTGAATAGTTAAAGTTTTCGGCTGTAATGCCCCGGCAGGAGTTGTAGCCCCTACATCCAATTGTAAAACAAACCAATCAGAATATGCTGGTGCAGATGTTAGAATTCCTGATAAAGATCCTGCAATACCTACATTAGCACTGGCTGGTTCTGTTTCTGGAATTGCAACTGTAGCATCTGGTGAATTAGTATCCACCGGCCCTGCTGTTGGATATGTTGGCGCACTATAACCGGCTGTTACCAGATTACAACTAATACCTTCTTCTAATGCCCATCCAGTACCATTATCTGAAAGCCAAACTTTAATATTATCTAACTGTGCGCTGGTACCCATACTCGATACGTATAAACGCAACCATTTTTCAAAGCTGTGTTCATTTGCACCGGCTGTTAATGGGTAATCTAATACTACCAGTTCAGCATCATCGACACTACCAAAATTAACATTAGCAATATCGACAGACTGCACTGAAGATCCAGAGGCACCGTTAGTTTCAGCTAAAACGGCTGTAACTCCCATAATCTACCTCTTTATCTTTCTTCGTAAGCTTCCCATAAAACAAGTAAAGCATCACTGGATGTATCTGTACCACCAGTATTATCAATAACACCATCTGCATCCACAATCTTACCATTACCACCAAACTCAGTAGTACGATCAACAAGCGCACCGGATGATGTTGTTACTTCTATTACAGAAATAAGTTTATCCCCAGCAAGAATACCTGCTACAGCAAATGATCCTGCAGTACTACCCGCAACTGGAAGTAAACGGATAAATGTATCTTTTCTCTTTACAATGCGTCTCCAAATCGGGCCAGCATTGACCATTCTGTCTTTCAAATTCATTATTAGCTCCTTGCTAAGTCAAAGCACTGGTTGAATTACACAACCAGTGCTTCAGTTTTATTTACTAAAACCAACCCAAACCGGACGGCGCAACATTCTTTATCCGAATATGCTGTTTCGGTTTCTTGAGCGCAAGCGCACCGAAGAGGAGCATCAGGAACGGATAAACCGCCGCATTTGTCGGATACAAATCAAATTTCATCATTGGAAGGAACTGAAACCATTCGATTGCGTCATAAACGCTATCCATAGTAAGCAGAAATGCATCAGAACATCCCGGAAGATTCGCATCACCGTCTTCGTAAGTCTGAGGACTTCCAGTATATGCAATTGTTTCCATGTACCGAACTTCAGCACCGGTCACTCCACCCTTAACTGAGCGATAAATCTTGTATGCAGTTGGGGTAGTTGTACCCTTTGTGATAGTAAACGTATTCATATCACCTGCAACCATACCAGTTGAAAGAGCTTCAGCACTTGCAACAGAATCGCCGTAACGATTAACTGCAACAACTTTGTATGCATAAGCACCGATTGTACCTGCTGTAAATCCCGGCCCTGCTGTAGTATTTGCAGGAGTTGTAATTGAACCAAGCGTACACGCATCTGGTCTTTTCGCACTGAGTCCGGATGGTACAGGAATGTTACCTTCTTTGATGAAGATATCATCTTTCAATTCAGGTGTTCCGAAAGGAGTCGGGTATTTAGTGAAAACAGAACTACCCTGTGTATTTCCCGCCTCAAAACGGATTCTATCTCTGAGAAGTTTCTGTACATCTTCCATAACCATAGTTGAACAAAGCATCAGCCCTGCTTTACCGTAATTATCACGAATCTGTCTCGCACCTTCTCCAATCTGATCCTCAAAAGTTGAACTGTCAGCGGATGAACCACGAGCATCAAGCACGTTGGTTGCAGGAATCTGAGCAATCAATCCATCAGGCTGTTCAGTAACAAAAGAGGAGTCACCATAGATAAGTCCTTTCTCTACATTCCTAATGACCCACAATGCACCGGCATTCTGTTCGAGTACCATTGCATTTTCAATCATATTTGAAATTGAAGCCTGAAGAGTAACCTTACGCAGAGTCTGAAGGTACTTCGCAGTCTTGTACTTTCTCGCTATGGTCTGGTCAGCTTCTTCGGAATCACCACCTTCAGGTACCCATGCACCATCATCTGCACCGACTTCGCTTCTCTCATCCCACTGATGTACAGGAGATTTGATAGGTTTTTTCTTCAATGCCTGAAAAAGTCTCGCTTCGTCAGTACTATGAAGAACATTTACAAGTGTGTTATCCATTGATTCAGGAATTAACGCACGACCACCAGTCATTGAACCGGCATCAACACCGGAACCGGCTGAAAGGGCTTTCTGAAGTAGTTCGAGTGTTTCACCATTCGCTGTTGCGAAACCACCCTCATTTACACTGAAGCCACCGTTGTTAACATTAAGATCCATTACTTTTCCTCCCTGAGTAATCCGATTACTGTTTTATCAAGGCTGTCTTCAAACTTTCCAAGTGTGCCTTTATTGATTCTACTTTCAATAACACCGGCATCTACCAATGATATTTTCTCAGTCTTCAACCAATCGGTACTTTTCTGAAGTATCTCAACTCCATTAAATTCCATAGGTGCATCATCACTACCTTCCGGTGCATCAAAACGAGATTTCTGAAGTCGTTTTACAGAAGTTGTCTGAATCGGAGCTTCCCCAATCTTTTTGACAATATCTTTTGTAGACTTACTGAGATCAGCCTGTGCTTTAAGAAGAGTACCCTGTGCCTTAATGATTGCACCCTGTGCGTCAATCTGTTTACCCTGCTTTTTAATGTCAGTATGAAGCTGACCAATGGCAGTATCAAAAGATTTTACAAGAGTCTCAAGAAAAGGAGCAACATCCATAGATGCTTCTGCTTCAGGGTCTTCTTTAATCAAATCTTCCATTGATTTTTTCATACCCTCTTCATCCTCATCATCGTCAGGCTCTTCATCTTCGTCTTCAGGTTCTTCGTCTTCTGAATCAGTTTTCTTTTTCTTAACATCCTCGTCATCTTCATCGACAGCTTTGTTAAGATCCTCTTTGGTTATCTTGTCACCTTCATCGGTGTCAATTCCCAAAGCTTTATTCAAACCAGCTAACGCATCATTAAAACTTTTTTCAAGAACATCTTCGTTAACTTCGTCGGGTTTCTTTTTTTCACCCATGTACTTACCCCCCGTAAAATTATATGCCCTTAGTAGGCATATGCTGTGCAACATAATATATAATACTGCGGGCAACGTCCGCATCGTACCCAAATGTAAAACTTCCAGCATTTACCCCGCCCCCGGCCATAAGTGCCTTTGCAAATTCTTCAAAGGGTAGAATTGTAACAGACCCATACGTACCTTCATTTACCGGCTTATGTGTTATAGCTGTTTCATCCCAAATTACTTTGGTAATTTCTGATTCTGATTTCCGGAGAATACCACCCCCGACAGATGAGCCTAATTTTGTAGCACCTGATAGAATGTTATCCCATACACCTTTTGCAATTGGATTTTTCTGGTATAGAAAACCTTTTACAAGTGTCTTCCCCTCTTCAGTAAAACGAACAGCTAAAGGTTCTCCAATTATGTATTTAGGATCATGCGTCTGCTTATGTTTATGATCCCATGATAGAACACCATGACCAAGATAATAATCTTTAGCTTTTTCTAAAGCTTTCATATTGATGCTTTCACCTTCTTGATCTAACAATTCATTTGATGCTTCAAGATATACAATCCATTTACCATCTTCCTCTACACCTTTTATAAGGGTATTAGTAAAGGGTGAATAAAAAGGACTGTCAATTTGGTCTAATAATCTATCCATCATTTCCCCACTATCAAAAAAAGCCAGTTCTTGCGATTTACCGCATAAACTGGCTTTCAAAGAAGCTCTAATTATACATATTGAAAGTACCGCATTTACCACACTTAATTTCAATCTGGCTTTTCTGCAAGTCTTTCACCTTAAATAATAGTCGCCCGCACTCAGTACACCGGGCTTCCTGAAACTCATCCACGCTCTTCGCAAGAACAAGCTTTATAGTTTGTCTCTTACTTCTATTATCCACCCGCATGGAATCTGAGTCAACAGTAACATAATTATTTATTTTTTCCATGCGAGCTAATCCTATCTTAATTCAGGATATGAATTATAGAAGTTCACCTGATCTTCTCCACCCATACGAGCAATAAGAAACTTCAGACCAGCATAGAGATATTTAATCCTTTCTTTGTCAGATATGTTAGAGAAGTTTTTTACTTCTTCAACTGTCTGTTGTACGGGATCACCTGCTGTTAACACTTTATCCTCCTTATTTTCAGGGGGCGCATCTGTATTCTTGTCATCTGGAGGCGAATCATCCCCGGCATCCCTATTTTTAGGGGGTTCGTCAGTTCCGGATACACGTTTATCCACAACCACTTCATCTTTAACTACATCTTTTTCTTTTGCCATACCTAAACTCCTCTAATTAAATAATACCACACAACGGTGGTTACAAAAAACCCTATAAGTTTTTAGCCCGCATTTCCTGTATAAACAAAGGCTCTTCATCCATAACCATTTCCTGAATATTAAAAATACTATTTTGTGTTTCCTGTGTTGCCACTGCCACAGCATCAGATAATTCCTTATGCCAATCTTCAAATCCCGGAATATACCGTGTCCATGAACATCGACAATGCGGATGTTGTGTGCCTGCGGATATCCACCATTCTTTTCGAGGTCTTCCTACATTATCTTTCCCCGGCCATATCACTGGATAAGTTTTCCCATCTACAATTATACTATCCGAACCATCTTCTGGTGGAGTATCCTGCATCACCACAATTTTTTCATGTACTTGAGTGGCACACCATTTACAGGCATCCGGGGAACTTATCCCTTTCATAAATACCACTTCATCTTTCCCCGCTCGATTAAGTTCTGTTATCAGCTGACCATTATTCACATTATTTGCAATCTCTGTCTCAGCAATCCGTCTCCAATCCCTATTCTGATCACTGAACTTATCGAATAATAATTCTGATAATGCGCCAGATGATAAATGATTTTTCTGTGCAGACAGAATCGTATCATGGATCTGCGTATACTGGTATTCGGTCATGCTTGTAATGTGCTGAGCCGTATATTCATCAGCAAACACAAGGGAATTCTGATATGCATCATCCGCTAAAAATGTATCTAAGTTTTCAGGAATTTCTATAGCAGTCAGTGGAGTGAGTATTGCATCCGGTACCGGCATAGTATTTAGGATTTTCCCCAATGCTATTGCAACCTTTACAATCCGCTCATCCTCTTTTGAATATATGTATCCAAATGCTTTCGTCAAGTCCGCCTTCATTTGCACCCAATCTGATTTTGATAATGGTTTCCCTGTCTTCGGATTCAAAAAAGTTTTGTTATTCAATTTAAACGGACTGTTGTCTACAGCCTTTTCCAATCGCAACCATTTTCGATCTATCTGTTGGTATAAATCATAAAGAAGTAATTCCACCCGAGTCTTTGATACTACTTCCAAATCTCTGACAGCCTGATACGGTGAAATTTCTTTTAATGCTTTTCCTTGATCTACATAAAGTCTTTCACCAGTAGCTTTATTGAGAACCTCCATAGCCTTTTGAAGCTTCGCATCTGTACGAATATGCATATCCTGCAAGCTCAATTCGATATGCTTATCTCCACAATACTCACACATCTATCTACCCTTTCCAGCTAAATATGTCTGCAAATTTCTATACAATCTTGGACTTTCTTTATAATTACGAATGGCCTGTTTGCCCTGTTCCATATCATTATTCATAATATCAACCAGTTCTTGTGGGGGAGCCATTCTATTATTTTTCTCACACCATGCTACAAAGATGTCACCTTCATTCGGAATTTTTCTCATTTTACATCCTCTTTCAATATCGTTTTGCGGTAGCCTTTGGATCTATGCAATTGCCCAACTAAACTATTTTGAGTCCGAACACTCTTAATGTTTTTCCGTAAGAACTTCTCAGCATATGCATATGGTATCATCAGTTCAGCTTCAGCTATCCGGTACGTGCGCTCTTTACCCTTTCTACTCTGTCGTAACAATACAGTTATACCTGTTTCGTCTACCTTAAAGGGAACAGTAACTTGCGTTATTTTCTGTTGTAATCCCCATGGCTTCTTAGGATCTATTTTACCATAGGTGACCTTCAGCAATCGCTTCTTTTTCAACTCTTTGGTTTCAATAGCATTCGGTATAGCCCTACCTTTCCAATTTCCAGTTTTCTCATTAGCATATTTTAGTGCTAAAGCGGGAATACTATGTTGCTTCTTAATATATTCGCCTCGAACCTTCCCCGTTTTAGTTTTTACAGGAACTGTCAACTTTACCTTTTTAGGATCGTGTATTTGTTTCAACTTTAATAAAGCTCGACCGAACATATCTACATGAAATTTCTTATCCCCTACCGGTAAATCCATAACATCAACACTGTCTTTGATGTCTTTAAATATCTCTGACAGTTTATCTCTCGGACTTTTCTTTACCAACGCACTAAGATCCTCAAAATCATGTACCTTATAATTGTTTTCCAGCAACCCACCGATGACATACCCTACAGGAGTATTTGCGACAGCATCTTCATAATCCACCTTCTCTCCAAGTGTATTTCTCCGACCGGTTGCAATTTCAAGTTTAACTTTCGCTATCTTTGCCTTATCTTCTTTGCGAGGATTACCCTGTGGTAGATTTTTCCATTTACCATTTGCCATCTTTTTATGGTAGGTACCATCTGCCCACTCTCGAATCTCTCCAACATTAGCTTGCATATGCTTCTCTAAAGGTTTCTTAAATGGTACCTCTTCAAAAGCACCTGCATAACTTGTACCGGTATGAACAAGCAAAGTTTCTATATCCTTCAACTCTTTCATATCCAAATCATGATACTGCTTTGTACGCCCCTTATATTTTTTTGAGCCTCCCTGTTTAGCAACAGCAATTACCATATCCTTATCCCCAACAGCAAAGTTAACAATCTCCGATGGGTCAGATGACCAAAATGCCCCACTGTAATTACCCGCTTCAATAGATTGCCACTCTTCCCGAGACATTACCCTGAATACTTTCCCTACCAATGGTGGATTTGCAGGGCGTTTGTCATATTCTAAATGCATCATAGATGTAAATAGTTTTGCAATATCACTTTTTTTAGATACCTTATCTTTCTTTACGGGTACCCACTTACCTTCTGCAACTTTCTTTCTACCTTTCGATACTGTTCCTATATTCATACGTCGAGATTTTTCAAGTGTGATCGATTTATAAATATTGGCACTCGCTGAAAAGCTACCCTCATTTTCTGTCGATTTAATATTACTCGCATCAAATGTAATCCATACTCGATGTTCCGGATTATTTATGTTCACAAATTTACCACCGATATGAGTCATACCGTCATAACCTTCTGCCTGTATAGCAACTGTCAATTTATCCTTATACGGATTGTATTTAACACCTACCCCTTTTCCGGGTTTATGATAATCTGCAACATACATAGATGTAAGTGCTTGGGAATACGTATACTGTATGTTTGGATCTAAACCAATCTTATCCCCTGCTATTGTATCCTGATCTAAATCAAATGGTTTTCGAATATTCAAGTAAACTTCAAACAGCTGACTTTTATCATCTTCAATTGTTTCACCCATAAAAGCATCTGGTTTATTTTGATTTTGATAAGTTTGTGCTACCTCCCGATTTTCTGTGAAATAGAAACCCGCCCCATACAGCAATTTACCAATATCACTACCCGTATCTTTAAACTCATCGAACCCACCCATGCTTGTACCATGATACATTTTCGTTGGTTGAATTAACGTTGTATTATATTGTTTCTCAGGTTCACCGGTTGTATCAACTACCTTAGATGCATGTACTGTGTCTGCTTCCCAATCCCCAAACCAATCTTTAAAAACTCTGGACTTAATACCATTATCTTTCCAATCTTTTTTCGGGTCGTAATATGTTGCCTTGGTTTTAACAGTAAGTTTAGGGGACTTTTTACCCCTATCTTTTTTTTCATAATATGAGTATCGATATTTACCATTTACTTTCCAACGCTTCTTGTATTTTACAGTACGCATATCAATCCTTTACTAAAACTTTACAAAAACTTTACATTTACTTTACAATCTCGGCTCTCATCCGACTACCGTGATACATCATTGGCATATTCTTTAGGAATTCTTCACCATCTTTCAAATAGAACTTCTTCCCAAGCTTTCCCATAATACCTTTGGTATCCCAATCCTTTACCAAATGTTTATAGGTGGTATCAACCTTTACTTTATCACCTTTATCCAGTGTAAGTGTTGCCATTATCTCAGAATCATCCGCATCATAATAAGTTAATATTACTTTCATCATTTTCTCCTCATCCTGCATACCTTGCAATCTCGCTGTAGCTTGGAATTACCCCTGCTTCTTTAATACCAGTTACTCGATCTACTAAACCACCACACGCTTCATCTGATAATCCTTGCGCTCTTAAAACATCTACAAGATTATCTAAATCCACTGCCTGTATTTGTTTCATAATACCATAGGGAATATCCATCTCAACACTATACACCTCTGCCTGATAATGACAATTTGATGTGTATGTCCAACCCATTTCAAAATCAGGTAAAGTTAAACCATTGTCAATGAAAACTAATTTATCAGTACTCTCGTTATACATATAATTTTTATTATGTCGATCTGTATTATAGACAATGTAATCAAAGATAGCTCCTTTAGTCAGTTCTGTACTTAAAATATCCATATCTGGATCTTTTATTACTAATGTTGCCTCTTCATCCCACACCTGTAATGAGCATTCCCCTAACTCACTCCCACGGAGAACTGTAGGAGGAACTAAATCAAATCCAAAAGCTTGATCTACTAAATATGCACAAGCTTCACGGGTAGCAAAAGTACCTTCTGGAACATTCACTCTTAAATCATCACCGTCATATTCCCCAGCTGTAGGTTTCAAACAGAAAGGTTTATCTTCTCTGTCGTCTATTTCACCACGAGCAACATAAGAAGTATTAACACCACTCCATGTACCAATTTCCCGCATACTATCAATATTCATTGTGGCATACCTTTCAAGTGATGCTATTTTATCCAGTGTCATAATTCCGTTCAAATTACCGGGGGTATAAAACTTAGAAAGCTCTTCAGATAATTGTTTATTTTCAGTAATACTTATCTTAGCTGAATCCATTGCATTCTGAAATGATTCCCCCTGCTGTAATGTATAAAAAAACTTTTGTCTCTCAGTGTTAGTTGGAAACATACGCTCAATAGGTAATCCACCTATATCCCCATCATGTGAAAAGAAATTCCACGGTTTAGCATCTTTATTTTGAATAAACCAATTACGAATATTGGCATCCATTTCAGCATGCCCGTCAACATAATCATCGATGTAATCCATAGCAATAGATAGATTAACAGCTTCTTCAGCAGACACACCAGTTAATATTGCTAAACTTAAAATATCTCTATCCTCAACTCTACCTGCAAGCATGCGTCTTCCAAAATTATCGGCTGTTAATTCCCTGCTTCCTAAATAACCTTCCTGATCATTCAACCAATTTTTAATTTTATTACTATCCAACCCTTCTTGAGCATACCCACCCACTTCCGTATCGTAAATTAGATTCTCCATAAAGTTATCAACTATTTGTTCAAGAATAGCACTATCCATACGATCAGTCATTCTAATTGGATATTTATCCTTATAACTCGCCTGCTTCTTACGAACTTCAGCTTTCTCTTTCACATAAGATCGAGCTTCCGGAAAATCCAACTGTGGAAATAATTTATTTTGCTTTGACGATGGTTGTTTTATCTGTGATGGTGTCGGTGTAGGAATTGCATCAAGACCTACAACAAGTTTAGGGGACTTTTTACCCCTATCTTTTTCCTGTTGCTGTTTGGCCTCCCAAGCCTCCTGCAATAACTGCGGAGCTTTTTTACCCTTATCTTTTTTCACCTTTGCGTATACATAATGATCTTTACCCTTGCTGTCTTTCCACTTCTTCAGATATTTATGACCTCGACTCTTCAATAATAATTTCATTATGCCCCCTTTCTCCATACCTTATCATTAAGGTCATTCCGTCCGGGAAGTTGTTTATTTTTCTTTATCCACTCAATCCGATTAACAGCATTCTGTGTAGCCTCTTTTGATAAACCTAAATCCTGAAGAGATGTTCCCAACTGCTTAGTATCCACAGCCCCAATCTGTTTCATGATATCATCTGAAATATCCACAGCACGATACCCATCCCATACCGTCTGCTTATGAGTATCGTAAAGTAATTTCTCAAAGCAATCCGAATTGTAATTGGTAGAGTACTCTTCATCAGGTAGAGTCAAACCATTGTCAATGAAAACCAATTGATCTTTCTCCTCATTGATCATGTAATTACCCGCATGCCGATCAGTATTGAATACTATGAAATCGTAAACCGCCCCCATCATAAGCTTCTCTGGACTCACATCCATTGCCGGATTATGAAATACCAATGTCGCATCCTTATCCCATTTCTGCATTGAGCAAGCTCCCAACTCACTATCTCGATATAGAGTAGGGGGTACTAAATCAAAGCCCAGTGCCTGATCAATCACATAGGCACTGGCCTCTCGGGTAGCATATGTTCCTGCGGGAATTCCATCTCTAAGACCTATCTCTTCCCCCACAACAGGTTTCAAACAAAACAATTCTCCCTGTTCGGTTTTAACTTTAAAGGTCTCATTTACACCCTTATCACCTTCACCCAACCGAGAAAACTCTGTGATTTTACTATCCCGATACTTCTCTAATGTAGCAATCTTGTCATCTGCCATAACACCTTTCAATGCCTTGGGTGTATAAAAATCATCAGCTTTAAGCAGTGATGGTTCTTGGTCGCTCCTCTCTGCTTTTGCATCCGTAACAATACGGGCAAATATATCATCTTCAGTATCCCATCGCCCCTCAAGACCTAACTGGTCATAGGATTCCTGAACTGTAAGGTCTCGTTGTATTGCTAACTCAAATACGTCCTTTCGGTCATTTTCATCCGGAATAAGTTTTGTAACTTCACTCTTACCATCTACAACTCGAAAAGCTTCCCACGGTTTTCCATCTCTGACATATGACAGCCACTCTTCAATTTCATTTGTATTATAATTCTCACCAATATGATGGTGGACATTAAAAACAGCTTCTTTAATCAGAGCAACATCTGTTACAGGTATATCACCTTTAATCGCCAAATGCACATGATTCGGGTAACCATAGTTCCCCATACGTAAATTACTTACAAATTCATCGGCTGTAATACCTGCCAACCGCATAAAGTCAGCCTGATCATTAAACCATCTCTTTGCTTGGGCACGACTTGCCCAAGCCTCACCTATCTGAAGAGTCTTATAGAACTTGTCAAAACCAATCTTACCCCCCTCAGTCAGAGTATTCATAGCCTTAGTTTTGCCGTCCCCTAAACTACCTACAGGTTCTTCTTCAGCTTTCCCCCTCGGTTTCTTCGGGTCTTCACCTTTCTTAGTACGTTTGGCTTTCACTTCATCCGGTTTTTTAGTTCGACCTTTCGGCTCATAATAACTATATCGCCATTTACCATCTGCACCCTTCCAGCGTTTTTTATATTTGGCTTTAAGAAGTAGTTTAATTTCCATCTGATTTCCCTTTTAATTTTTCAACTATCTTTTCCCCACCTACCAGCGCACCAGACAGCACCCCCGCAGATGTATAAATTACACTCGCCCCCGGAATCATAACATCTACAATTTTCGGGGATAGGATAATAACGGCCTGAGTAATAAACACGCCAACAGCAAACCAGTTCCAGAATCGACATAAGTTGTAAGCTCTACTCAACCATTTTGCAGAGAACGTTTTCTCCACTTTTTTTGCCGGAGTACTTGGATTCTCCACTTCATCATGTATGGCTCGTATCTCCTGTCCGCTATCCATGTTTACCTCACACGTTTAAAATCAATCTAATGGCCTTGGCTAAATTACCGAACAATAATGAGAACTTTACCCATTTCCCACCAACTTTCACTTCAGTATAATAATTCTTAGCTTTTTGATTCATCTCAAATCCCTGTCCAGACATATCAGATTTACCAGCATTCGGCCCTGCTGTGAATATCATATCCTGTTTACCATTCTGCGCAAATATCACGCTATCCTGCTTATACTTTTTCCCAATCGCCATGACTTCCCGTTTATCTGCATCATGCGTCATGAACATTACGCTATCTTCAGGTAAATCATACATACCATTAGTTTTCGTAATTACGTATCCGGACTTTAACAAGTCTGCTCTAAGTTCAGCTGTTCGGACTTTAATATCCTCATCAGTCAGCTTCATATCTTCGGGGTCTTCCGGATTCTTACCCGCACTTAAAAGCGCAAAAGTTGTCTTATTCAGAATCACTTTCAAGTCAGCTTTAGATGCTATCTCACATTCAAAACCTTTCCCCGGATCTCTCTTCCGATACATAGTCCGGATCATCTCAACTGAATGCGCAACATCTGCCTCATTAGCAAGACTCTTTACATTCTGTCGCTCAATACGTTTCGACCGTGGAGTAGATTGTTTATACTTATAATCAGTCCATTTACCATTTCGCCATTTCTTACTCAGAAACTTTGTGGCCTTAACCAAAAGTATCATAATGCCCCCACAGTTTTTCCGGTGTTATCATTGTACGGTGCAACCATATCAAGTTTAATTTCAGCAATACTTTCTTCTGTAATCCGCATGGTATCCTGCATGTTTTTTCGAATACCTAACCATTCGCCATACTCATCTGCTAACCTATCAAATAACTCATCTGGATCTTTCGGCACTTGTGCAGTTACATATGGTGCTAATCTGAACTCCAATGCATCAATCTTTTTATTTGCTTCGAGCATTTTCTCTTCGGCCATTTCATGAATCTTTTTCTGTTCCTGCAGGATAATCTCAAGTCCTGCCTCCATGTTCAACTGCTGATCATATACTTTATCAGCCATTTTTTCTAAGCGTGTACCTTCCGTAGTAGTTGCCATTAAATCGCCTCCCGCCTCTGTCTCTGAACCTCTTCCACATAACTTCCGAAACCACCTTCTGTTAATCCGGATACACTCGCTGGATTACCTACAATGTCAGACTCTTTTCCTTTTGTCTCAAAATTATTTCGCTTATTGATATCGTTCGGGTCATTACTATAAAAAGAGGTAGTCGTAACATCTGAGGTTTGCCCTTTTCTATATGCTCTAGCTTCCTGCTGTTCAGCCTGTGCCTTTGATAATGGTACATCAATATGATGAATAAACTCAGCCCCTTGAATATTGTGACCGGTTGCAAGAGTTGTCGTACCTACCAGATATTTCAACGGATCATTCGGGTCTTTGGCATTGATTCTCTGCTTCAATTTATCCAGCTGTGTAGATGTCGTTTTACTGGATACTGCCACCGCTGAACCCTCTCCAAACTCTGCATTCATTTGCTCGGCATATATTTTAGATCCCTCAACAGATGTTCCCTGTGAAAAGAAAAGCAAGCCCCGTTTATCCTCATGATTCTGTCGAATGTCAGCTACAACAGCTCTGAACTTTGGATTCTGTCTACCACCTAAAAGATTAGATATTCTCCATGCTTCACTATCACGCCAGCCCGCTTCATTTTTCTTCTTAACCTGCTTCCCCGTTTTAGGATCTATAGGTCTGTCTGCTTGTATCATTTTCTCATCGTAGTCAATCTGCAGTTGTTTCAATGCTCGTTTCTGATCATTATTTATCTTAACATCAGTCGTAACTTTGGTATGCTTCACATCGATTTTATTATCCTGTGAATATGATAATTCAGATATCTCAGATCTAAATGCTTCACATTCGGCATTACTGAACGCACTGGTAGTCTGATTGATATCAAGATGTCTTTTTTCAAACTCGTCCATAGTACCTAAAGCGTTTTTAGTATGCTCGGGATCTACCAACCTGCCAAGTTTATACATCTCTCGCTTATGAGTTTTAATCGGTGTACCGGTCATAGCGATCAACCTACCTGTACCCTCACTCAATTTAGCAAGACTTTCGTATGACTTAGAATTCGCATCCCCCTTTTTTGCATTTACAAGAGCATGAACTTCATCTGCAATAATCATATCCCATTTCTGTGCATGAATAAAATCTTTATCATTCTGCAGTGCAGTATGTGAAACAATATGCACCCCATTTTTTTCCAGCAATGCCCGTCTATCTGCAGGATCTACTTTTTCCCCCGCCTTCGTAATCATGGCCTGTAATTCAGGGGCAAGGAATCCTTTTTTCAATTCCTTCTCACCACCCTTACCAATTACATAATGATCAATCATCTCTTCTTCAAACTGGTCTTTCAAGGTCGCTGGTACAGTCACAAGGATTTTCTTCATCCCATTTTTCAAACCGTCTGCAATTGCATTCCCAGCTATGAATGTTTTACCAAGTCCCGGTTTAAAATCAAGTAGAACTTTATTACGTTCTTTTGCAAACCTGTAACCCGCTTCCTGCGCACCACCCATCCAGCCGAAACCTTCCTGAATTCCGTCTGCTACTTTTCCAGTATTTGCTTTATGCAGTTTAATATCTGCAAGCTTCTTATCCCGAGCCAATGCCTCCGCACTCTTATCAAATATCGGAGTTAAATGGTCTGCATCAATCTCAGCAACGAACCGACCATACCGATCTTTTTTCAAATTATACATGTCCTCATCAAGTCCAGCTCTAACCATCTTCCTTTTTGCTTTCTCAAAATCCCGCCCGCAATCAACCTGAATAGTTTTATTAGGTGGATCTTCCAATGCATTGATTATATGCGCCATAGATCGGAGACTTCCAACAGCCCCTCCCAATTCAGCAGATGATTTGGTATAAAATCGTGCTGACTTACCGTTTGCAACCGCCTTATTGAAAATAGCAAGACCATCTTCATTATTTGCAAGACTGAACATGGCTTTACTCTTGTCCAGAGCATTATCAGCTTCCTTCATAGCATTTGCAACAGTATCCCTACGTACTTTATCCGAATACTTCGTTAAAGCTTCGTGAGCCATATCTGCCTTACCATCTATCTCTAATTTATTAGCTATCGCTCGGGTCATAGCTTCAATGCCAAGCTCAGTTACCATCGACGCATCGAACATAGCCCCCTGTCCATAAATAGATGACAGCACACCGTTCAATGCACGACTTGCACCGATATCAATATGCTTCTGTATTTTGTCACCTTTAGTATTTACCCTATCGTACAGGTCAATATTCTCAGCTGTTTCAACACTGTTTGCAATCTGTTCTTTTATCTCAGTCACATTATCTGGAAGAACACCTGCAAACGCCTCACCAACTTTTAGTCGTGCTTCATTATCCCGCTCACCCCTCTTAACTGTTTTAAGAACCTTTTTCAACTGTGCTTCAGCCTTCAATAATTCAAGAGCGGTCTCTTCAGTCATCATAGTTTTTTCAACATCTGTATCTGCAGACGGATTTGTCTCACCTTCCAGAAAGTTCGTAGCTAATGCTTCCCGAGCTTCATTTATTTTTTCCCGTACCTTTTTAGTCCGTTCTTGCTCAGTCTTTTTATCAGCCTCTTTCTCTACTTTCTTTTGAAGCTTTTCATCTTTCTTAATATCTTCTTCGGTAACACCCTGCTTTTCCATAACAGTGGCAATGGCCTCTTCCTTAATCTGTTTTTCAACTGCTTCTTCCAACAGTTTTGTTGGGGGTTTTTTGGTAATACTAGTATCTTCAAGAATCTTTTCAACCTTATCCCGATACTTTTTCTTTGCCAGCTTCTGTATATCTTTAAGCTCCCCTGCCTCTCGGGTACGCTTCTTTTTATCAGCTTCGGATAAGTCTTTGGTAACCTCTTTCTCATTCTGCTTACGGGCTTCAACTCGTTTCTTGTAATCTTCTTTACCTAACAGCCGGTCAACCTTGTAATGATTCAGCTTTCCACCTGCTCCACCAACTACAACCCAACCCCCGTCAGACGTACCCTGAAGAAGAACTCTTGCCCCCCTGATAGTTACCCATCTCATACCACGAGCTTTAATCTCATCAGATGAATAATACTTTTTACCTTTCTCGGCCTTTTCCAATATCTGTATCTTCCAATTAAACCGAAACACTTCCCCATCTACTACACAAGCCCATTTATTTCTGGACTTCAATAGACAATCGTTGTAACTATTATAATTCATCGATCAACCTCTTCGCATTTAATGGATTCAATACTATGGATTTTTTTAATGGTGTTGGTTTTTTAACAGCTTTATCTTTTTTTCGAGCAGTCCGGAATGACTCACCTTCCTGATACAATTTAGCATTCAGTTTATTAAGTCGCCTTGCATAAGATTGAAGCATAACACCTCGTGCTTCCTCACCGTATACTTTCTCATATTTAACAATGGATGTCATAAGTTTCTTGTTATCGTAAGGCTGAGTAGATCCCTTATTCGCATCGAAAGTTTTTTCTGCAATCTGTTCAGAAACCGATTTGACTTCCTTCACATGTTTAGGACGCATACCATTCGCAGTTTTTATCCGAGTACCAGTGCCCTTACCCTTCTGACTTTTCGGCATATCTTTTTCACTCAGCTTCTTAAACTTCCCACCACTTAACTTAATGTATGTGCCATCTTTCCGACTCACAGTTTCGCCGGTCATCATTTTTTTGCCTTTGGCCTTTTGTAAAGTATCTTTAATGATTTTATTTGTTGTTAAAAAGCGTATAGTCTGCGCCATTCCCCTTAAATGTATTGTTTTACCTATCCTTTTATTTTGAGTATCTCTTACAACAATATCATATTTAATATCCTTCCAATTAGCATGTAACCCACGATCAATCAATTCTACTTTAACTTTCTGACCATCATTATCTTTAGTATTGTATAGAACTCTATCTCCGGGTTGCGCATCATTCGTAAATTTAAACAGATCATCTGCGGTTGCAAACACAGTATAATTAACTGCTTTAGGTTTACTTACACGTTTCCGTTTATTTACAACTACTTTCTGCTTAACTGTTCCTTTTTTGTAATCTGGATTTGCACCCCACTTACCACTTGCTAATTTTATCTGTCTACCATCTGGACTAATATCACCTATAGACGCACGTTTACCTTTCATCAGTGTCAACTTCACTGGTGCTGACTTCGACTTCTTCAACTTCACACCGTAACAATTTTTAAGCATCTTTTTAAACTCCTTCATTGTGACCTCTTCCTTTTCGCCTTTCGCCCACTGTTATAGCCGAGCATTACTTTATCTTCGTCATATTCTTTTGTCTTTGGATCTTGCTGGTGGATAATGAAAACTTTCTCACTGTAATGAGCAGGGCCGATATAACAATCAACATGATCGCCATCTACCCCTTCAGTTTTCCGGATATACCCATACGGCATATGCATGAATGTCGCCCACTCTTTTCCATCCGGGGACTCTCCTCTTCGGAATGAGCCACGGGCATTCTCTATTGAAATATCCAGACCCTGAAACTTTATTCTACCCTGTAATTTATATCCGGAAAATGTCCCTGCTTTATTTAATAACATGTCGTACCACCTTAACCTTTCGATTGGTACGCTTACGGAAAGCTGTCAGTGATTTTGCCATAGGATCATAGTCTGCCATCTCTTCTTCCATACTGGCATACTCGGGTTCTTCCCCTTCTTCCTCCATACCCTCTTCACCTTCCATACCTTCTTCCATCTGCTGACTCTGCAAATAAATCTGTACAGCCTGTTCATTCAGAACCATTTGTGACCACGGTTCATTGAAAGGTTCTTTATCATCTTGCTCCCGTAATTCATCAATTGTCATAGCGGTACCTAATTGAGCTTTTCGAACCTCTTCCTTTTCCTTCAGGTCTTCTCGAATCATGCCCACAAATTCAAAGGTATATTTGGTAGTTACTTTACGGAGAATCTTATTTACGTACTGTTGAACGAATGTAAGTGTTGCTTGTAGTCCACGGTCTTTACTATTCTCAATTCTCGGTGCCATGTTCTCACCGATAATAGCAGTACTGTCATCAGTCTTAATTCCAAGCTCTGCCAAATCTATTGAATAGATACTTGCAATCAAGCTTGATACAAACATCATAGTTTTATGATATTCCATATCTTTATTACTCGACCCCAAGTTTTTGAAGTCCATTCCAATTCCCTCTTTACCTGAAGGAAGGATTGGAATATTCCACTGTCCACCCGCTCCGGACATAGCTGAATACCAATAATTTCGTATACTATCCATTTCTGGTTTCCCGATATCCCCCATAACAGAAATGAAACCTTTCGGCATTCTATCTTTTACCAACTGATCCCGAATGTAATTATACCCAAATAACAATGTAGTTATTACATCTATGGCCTGTTCAATTGGAGAATACCCGTATCCCCTATGCTTGATATCTGCTCGTTTATATTTGTAATCAAATATCAACTGATCGCCGGTATACTTATTATAAATCTCTAAATCAATCTCTTGAATGTATCTAATATTTTTTCTGAAGTCTGACTCATTTGCAACCCGCTTTATTGTCGCACCATCCAATAACCAAAATGCTATTGCATCCCCTGCTCGATTGTATTGTATCTCTGTGGACAGCTGATCAATTGTATTTATTTCCCGTACAACCATCTGACAAAAATCAGCGAAATCATCCTCACGCTCACTATCAAAATTAAAGCCGGTCTGATCTATAAAAGTAGCTAACTGCGCAACCTCTTTCTCATCATAATCACCATCTTCTTCACTATTCGGATTCAAAACAAATTGATATCCCCTTTGATGGTCTTCCCCTGCAAATTTTGTAAACGGTAAGATTTGATCTACTCTAGTATTGATAATTCCATTTATCAAAGGAATTCGGTCAACAGTATTCCGAAGAGTTTCAAAATTGATTTTAAGTACCCGCTCTCGAACACCTTTTGCACCACTGAAAATATATCGTGCTACTCTCGGATCTGTTAACTGTGTTTGTAAAGCTTTAATTGTCGCATCCATATTTACATATGCTGGACTGCTACCTTTAGATTTTTCTTTTTTCTTTTTTCTTGCCATGCGGGTGACCTCTCCTTCTCGGGTTCTATCTTTAGTATACCATCCCCGGATCATCCAAACAACAGGCAATAAAAAAGCCCTCCTTTTGGAGAGCTATATTTCTATCACAGTAATCTTACCATCAGGTAAAAAGCTACCCGTATCAATGAAGTTTAAATTCTCTATCTGTTTTACATAACTTTGAATACTATGCCCGAGATATATTTTATCAATACCGCTTACCCCTGCATGTTGTTCTCGGGTAATTGTCAATCTACTCCATAACAGCTGATGTTCAAAATACTCCCATTCTACGGTATCTGATTGCCATATTTTGTTTAGCATATCTATATCCCATTGAAACCATGGGTAATCAGCATGCACTATCCCTACATCCCCGACCTGAATTCCCATCGGTAGATTTTTAATAGCATCCACATACATTATTTGAAACCGTTCCTGTAAATTGTAAAACCAATCACCCCCATTACGAATATGTAACCAGATATCTTGCATAGCCTGAGAAACCCACGCTGTTAATAACATGTGTTCATGATTTCCCATTACTGAATAAAACCAATCCTCAACTAAATACTCGTACATCCCAAAACTGTCTGTACCTCTGTCACCCAAATCACCCACACAAAATAACCGGTCTACAGATTTCTGAAAACCCACTGCATCTAAAGCTTCATCTAATTTAACTTTACAACCATGGATATCCCCACATACATAATCTTTCCCAAATTGATTTTTATCATACTTTATAAATGGTTTATTCACACTCTCATCCTCGTTCATAAATTAACCTGTTTGTAATTGCTACTACAATCTGCCCCATCATATCAAATTGTGTTAAATCCCAATCCCGTTTGAACGACATGAATAACGGACAATTATCTTTATACACTGGTAGACTCTGATCCCACCTGTAGACGTGGACTGCATCCTCTGTTCCTATGAGAATATAATAAATATATTGCTCTGTCAGATTTTCTTCAAAATGAAACATCCCAAGCTCTTCTTCCATATCTCCTCACCGAATATCTATATATTTCAACGGCTGTAAATACTCCCCGTTTTCTATTAACTCAAAATGCAAATGTTCCCCTGTCGATAATCCAGTTGTACCCATTCGACCTATCACAACACCAGCCTCTACCCGTTGACCCTCTCTCACATACGTGCGAGATAAATGGGCATATCTGGATACCCGCCCATCATCATGTTGTATCGATAACAGCCCACCATAAATATCATGTCCGTTATACCACTTTCTATTATACCAACCCGGAGGTAAATAATGTTCAAGTACAATACCATTCGCAACTGCCACAATCCGAGCATGCCATACTCCCGCCATATCAATTCCGTTATGTTCTCGGGTTCTACTACCACCAGTATAAATTTCATCTGGTACATCCCGTATTCCAAATGGACTTGTTGGCCGTGTAAAATCTTCAGCTAATACTGGATTACAATACGTCTTTTCAATCTCTGGATACTGCATAGCTTCATTCAATTGTGATATAAGTTCAGTATTATCATACCGAGCATTATCCAAATCAACTTTCAAAGCTGTCATTACACTGTAGCTCTGCTCTCGTTTTTCTGAAGCATTGATATCCAACTTCCAATCAAACAAAAAGTTCACGTACCCAATAACAATCAATGCTACCGCCATGATGTAATATTTGTATTCAATTTTCATAACTACCTCATAACAGTATTATACAACGCATCCGCATCTTCCCAAAGATACACGATATTGTAACGTTTCAAGATAGGCATGAAAACTTTTAACATCATCAAACATTTCACGTACCAACTTCCCCCGTTTACGCCGATCAAACACTACTAATACTGACGGGAATGGTGCAGGATTCTTTTTACCATACTGATGGTATAATTTATTCTTTTTACCATGAATTGTTTTCTGCTCCCATAACCAATTCCAATACAACTCATTTCCAAATGTTAATCGACCTTCAATAAATCGTATCTGCACACCTACTAATGGTGTATGCGTTCTATTATCCCACACATATTTATGCCATAGATTTTTTGTATCTGTTCGAGCAGGTATTAGTGCTGATACTCTGCAAAACAGAGATTCAATATAAGCTTTCCTCACCCAATCCGACTGTCCGGGGATATCATAATGAATGTGATACCCTCGTTCCACACATTTCTTTTTCTTACAATTCTTTTTACAAGTCTTTTCCGGTGTAGCATAAGGGGGATTCATGAATACTTCTTCTCCCGCCCATGACTGCAGTAATCCATTCTCTTTTTCAGTAAAAAACTTTCTTGTCTTTGCTGTTTCTTTAGTACAACAAGGATCGAGTGTATAATGAAACTCAGCATCCCACTCAGCATATTCTTTATCCGGAGTTGTCCATTCATTATCAGCTGAACTGAACATCAAATCATTATTCATACTTTCCCCTTAATATATTATACCCGTATGCTTCCTCAGACTTTACAAAAAACCGGATACGCTGTACACACGCATCCGGTTTCATATCATTTATAAAAAACACCATATAGATTTGACTTCACTATTTTTTTAATTCTCGCATCTGCTTCAAAACAACCTGCTTCAAATGAGCAATACCATCTATCCTATGCTGTAGGACTTCTGAATATCTCAACAAATCTTCCGGACTACTACTCACATAATACCCCTTTGAATCGCCCACCAAACAATCAATCTGACCCGTATAACGCAAATCCTTTAGAACTCCACGTAGACCCCGCCCATCGACCCGCACATCATACTTATTTGCAAGTATATTTCTCAGCACTGTACTTGTGAGCGGTTCAAATTTACCCGTTACTTTACTGTCTGTAACCTTCCTCTCGAAAATATCTACTAATGCACTCTTAATATCCATTCCCTTCATCTGCGTCTCCCTCTCTATTCATATATTGAGCATGTGATGTAAGTATCATACTCGCTTCATGTCGGGTAGTACCATCCGGAGTACTATGCACAATTTTTAACAACCCGTCCTTCAGCATCTGCACCTCATCATTTCTACAGGTATATCCCCCGTGAAATGCCATAGCCTTTAAATTCTGTTTCGGATATTTCACAGCCATCGTTTCTTCTGACTGAGTGTAACCCCGCCTCATCCATTTTTCAAATAATTGTTGAATTGTCATACATCACTCCGAATCTTCCGGGGCATAATTAAGAACATTATCAGCTACTGGTTGTCCGAACGACTCTGCAAAAGCAAGCTGTTGAACATTCCACTGATCAGGTGTTAATGCCCCTCCCTCACAAACATGTATAGTAAACTGATAACTTAATGTCCAATCCTTATACTGACTACAGAACTTATCAGCATCAAAAAAATCTTTATCCTGCAATCTGGCTTGTGTAACCTGATAAGTACGAAAGAACAGTGCTTGTTCCAGTAACTCCATACGTGCCTGCGCCTGACATACTACACATTTAGCATTTGTCAAACCAGCCATTAAATGATCTATGTACTCATCATGCCAATCAATTGAATCAACTTCCATCTTTAACCCTCCACTCTCTTTAACCATAACCGAATCTTATCAGTTACATTTATTACCGTACCCGTAACCCGAATAGCTGTACCATCCGTAAATACAATCCTACTAGACTCCGGTTTAGATTCAGTCTGGTCTGGCTCTATACTCCGAACAAGATTCACATTGACTGCAATCTTTTTTCCTGCAGATACCTCATCCATGAATATAAACAATGGATATATCATATATACTCCGATAGATGTTCTGTACCTGACTCGATGTACTCAGCACCCTCTTGAATGAACTTCACACCATCCGTCAAAGCATCAACACCTTTATCCATACTCTCCAAATAATCTTCTAACTCTGACTGCAATGTTCTAAGCTTATCCCGCTCTTTTGCCACTACAGCCAAGCAAGTATCTATTTGCTTTCTAACTTTCGTTATATCTATACTCGACTCAGTTCCTGCCATATGAATCCTCATATTCTGGATCAACGGGATTAGCCCTCGGGTACGCATCAGGTACAGTAGTCATAGCCCACATCGTACCACCTATAATCAAAACATCTGCTACGACCATGATGATATATCCGATCTCTAAATCAGATAGTTCACCATCAAACAAATCTTCTTCTGGTATCGTCTGACAACTAAACAGACTTACCATCAAAGCAATCAACATCAATACTAAAAACCTCTTCATATTTTACTCCTATCTTCTAAACTTAAATATCAGCATATAACTATGATTTTTACGTGCCGTCTTCTGATATTTCACACGCATAGTAGGAATAGTCGATTGTAATAGCACAAATAAATCCACACACTTAAACCCTATCTGCTTACCAATATCCATCAATTCAACATGACTCCACTGCTGATTCCCGCTCTCAATCTCATCCTGCGATTTTACAAACAACAGCCCACCCTTCTTCAATACTCGGGTTGCTTCTAACATCCCCCTGAGATATAAACGCACCACGCTCTCATGAGATGTATTCTCATTTTTATAGCAATCATTTATGCTTCGCTTCACAGTCTCCCCACCATGCATATATGGTGGATCTAATACCAGTACATCAATACTGGTATCCCCATATGGTAAATCTGTAAAATCGGTTCCTGTAAGTTTATCGGATTTCAATAACGTAAAAGATGATGTATCTGTCTTTGCCCAAAACACACCCTTTCCATAAGTCACATCTGCTACAACATCCCCGTTCTGTATGTACATGTCCGCAATGTTCTTTATCAGGTCTGAATTATTTCCCTGTAGACCTGTTAGAATTACACTCACGCTTTCAAATCCTCAAACAGACACGGCACCAGATCAATCAACTTATCCCGTACCGGTATCATCAATTCCCGTATCTGTGGATGTGCGCTCGCTGAACATCTGAGCTTAAAGATATGTCTCCACTCTCTCACATTGGCTGTCACCACAATTTCAGTCTTCAGGGAATTCGGCAAAACCTCTCGGGCTTCCTGTGGTGAACAACCAAGATCAATAAGTTTTCGGTATCTATCCTCGGCTTCTTCCATACTCTCATGCCACATATCCAATTTTTGATACGCTATTGGATCTGCATAATACAACAAAGTAAAATCATCATCACCAGCGTCAACAGCATCTAAACCATCAAATTCTGCATTTACACCTTTCCCCACCCAATCAAACACGGGTTCAATGAATTCAATATCATCGTACTTCACATACCGAGTAGACTCCTGTGCGAATGATGCAAGCCGGTGTCTTACCAGCTCATGCGTAACCCCTCGATTTGTTATAAACCTGATCGTAATAGCCCCATGTTCAATCATGGCCTCATGTCCTCGCTTAATAAGCATCCGACAAAAAGCATCCTCTGAATCTTCTGTAATTTTGTCTTCAGATTTATAACAAGTACGTCCTGCCAATTCGATCACTGCAGGTATACGCCGTATAGCATCATAACTCGTCATCAACCTATAACTCTGTTTAATTATTTGCATCTCGATTTCTCCTTAACTCGTCAAATGCTTCAGCCTCTGCACGGACATCTATAGTCTCAGCAATAGAGTATAGATACTCAGAATATTCCGTACATTCAGCGGGATCAGAATTACTGATTATATCGGCAACATCTTTCTTTGCTCTGGATCTCCAATCATTCATTTTCCAACCTCGCTATTTCTCGATTTGTATACCAGACCACTTTCTTCAAATCTTCAATCTCTTTGTCCTTAAACTTCATCCCCGCCCGAGCAAGATATTTGATTGCGGTACCCCTTGAAAAGTTCATCTGTGAATTCGGTAAGTCTTCGCAAGCTTCTATAAAATCAATTACCAATGTACCACCATAATGATCTGGCTTGTTCACCATTTCTTTTGCCATACTTTATCCTTTCAATATATTATACCCGAATGCTTCCTCAGACTTTACAGTTATTTTTTAGCCTGCCCTTTACGATGTTTCCTCTTCATTGCCTGCACTCTTTTTGCTGACAATATCTCTCGTTTCCGCTTTACCTCTTTCGCTCTCTTCTCTTTCACAGTCATCCCTTCCCCCTGTATTAACATTCAAATAAACCAATTTGGTAACAGTCTTCGTATTAACGGATACATCATGATCTTCATCATCAAATGAAATACTAATCTCACTCTGTGGTACCCGTTGACCATTCACAGTAATTGCAACATCTGCACATAAATTATACGCCTGTAATTTCAACAATAGATCCATAATAGTCATAACTATTTTACCTCTTCCTTCCTCATTGGCTTATAATCCATACTCTGCTATAAAATCTATCATAAGTTTTTTTTCGCACGTAGGGCATATGATTTTCATTTCTGAACCACAAAACTCACTCAGATAATTAGTTTCGTATTTTAAATATTGAGTTAATCCGTCAAAATATTCCCCACAATTAGGGCACGTAATGTTTAATTCAACATTCCATTTGACATCATCAATCAGCATCGTTTCACCTTCCTTCAGTTCGTTACAGACAGGGCAAGGGATTATTGTTGGTAGATATTTATTCAGCTTACCTTCCATAATTTTCTTATACCCTGTACCCTTACACTTAGGACATGTCTTTTTAATCAGTGGGCTATTCATCATTCACCTTCCTTCCATGTGAAAGCCCCAACGGTAGACTCAACAGGCTCTAAATTGTCTATCATTGCATAAATAGATTTCAGCATAACCTCTGGTGAGTACTCAGTTATTTCCGTTTCCCCTTGGATAGCCTCAAGCATCTCTTCCAGTTGTTTTATTTTCTTTTGCTGGCAAAGCACAAGGGCTTTCCCTTGGTCGCTATCCATGTATGAAATAAACCAACCTGTGTCTTTAAGTGTTTTAATTTCCATCATTCACCTTCCTGCTGTTCATCTTCTACCTCTATTTTTCTGCCACAAAACATACAATACTTAACGCTGTTGTCCGGAATATCATCGTCTGTAAAATAAAAGTTATGACCACATTCTGTCTGATAACCCTCTTCTTCGTATCTCCAAATACATGGTTTAGCATTCTGCATCATTCACCTTCCTTTATTCGGGAAACAATTTGCTCATAAGCCTCCTGTCCGTATTTTTCCCATATCGCATTTACCAACTCATCCCGTTGTTTCTCAGCTTTCACGGCTCTGTCGAGGTCAGCACTTCCCCAGCTCTTGAGACATTCAACCTGTTTCTCAAGCTCTGCATAATCCTTTTTAAATTTCGCATATTCTTTTTTCAAGTCCTGATACGGATAAGTTACTCTTGGCTCTTGGTTACCCATCATCCTTATCCCACCTTTCAGAATAAGGATGATAGAACACCGCAGTCGCATTACATTGACTACAACTAAAATGCGAAACAATACCTTCCCCATCTAAACCGTAATCTTCTCGGCTCTCATCTGTTTCCCAAATCATCTCAGCCCCGCATGCCCAACAATTTGATTTGTATAATCTACTCATAATTTACCTCCAGTCAGAATTATTGCAAGAATTATAAATCCTAAAAGCATTGCAATAGGTACTATTAAAATCAACCATAGTGGGTTCATCACTTACCTTCCTTTATTCTGTTGATAAGCCTGTACGCTTCGTAAATATTCTGTACTGTCACATCTTCTAATCCTTCGTACCGTGCTGATGCACATAAAGCTTCAAGCCTTCGTATCAACTCATCCCTCTGCTTTTCAAGTCCTTCGAAAGTATCATGCCATTCTTTCCTACGGCGTTTCAGTTCAGCTTCAAGCTCATCAACTCTGTTCATCAATCACCTACCTCATTACCCCAAACATCCCAACCGGAGGTTTGTTGTCTTGCAAATAATTCTATTCTTGGTAAGTCTCCACAAAGACTTACTATTCTCTTTTTAATCTCTATAGGTTTTTCAGAATGTTTAGTAACAGGAGCAGAGAGAACCTGATAAACTTTGGTACTTTTCCTCTGCAACTTCCCTTTGAATCCTAAAATACATATTTCTGTCCCGCTTCTTGTCCAATAACCCATACCGCAATAAGGATTCCCATTTGCATATATTTTATTCCACACGAACGCCGTTGTTTTATATTTAAACCCCCATGCTTTCAAGACTTCTAACCCCTCTTGTAACATCGGCATTGTCACCCACATAAACAAGGCACAATCCTTATCTGCTATTTTATATATAGGTAAAGAACATATATCACTGAGCTTCATACAGGAGTAACTACTCAAACTGTTACCCCACTTTTTACTATTTTTTCCCTTCCCTCCTCCATATCTCCACGGAGGGTCAGCATATATAATTTGATATTTTTTGTCTGGAAAATTAACCTCATTCGCCTTCCTTTTCAACATAACTGCGGACTACCCCCTCTTGATTATACCCGTAAACTTCCCCGGACTTCACATTAAAATAACTCTCTATTTGCCACAACATCTTCTAGCAATACAGAATGCCATACATCTGGCTCCGTCATCTTACTATAAACCGTTAATAGTTTAGGAAAGGTTCCAGTTACTTCTCCCTTCAAAATACAACCATTTACAATGAAGGTTACATATGACCCAATCCGATACAATTTCTTTTTTGGCTCCTCATAAACAGTAGTATGATGATGTGGGGGTGTCCATCGATCAGTAAAACCATCTAATAACCCACACCGTTTCGGATGTCGCAATCTACGCAAGCCTTTATGCTGAAGTTGTCTAACCCTCGACGCACTTAACCCGTACCGCTCTCCCACTTCCCGTAAAGTCAACTGCTTACAATCAATCCCATACCGCAATCGAATTATATCTGCCTCTCGCACCGGTATCATTTCAAGCATCTTGCGAATCGTTTTAATAAACTCCTGATGTATTACAATTTCTTCAGGAGTATGCGTCCTTTCAAATAATCTATCCATCTCTCGACCTCCAAGTCCTTCTCAGCAGACAGGTGTACTACTTATAGTACTGCTGTCTGCCCATGTTGCAATCAATGCAACACAAACCCTCTCGACGTTGCTGTTCCTGCACTGTAACGGGAATTCCCATCCCCCGTCAAGTTTACCCTTTCAGCAACCCTATTAAAAACCACCCAACACTGTGGGAGGATAACTACATATACTATAAACACTTACACAATGTTTCATTATGAAACGGACATACTGCCTATACTTTCAGTGTATATATAGCTATCTATCAGTGTCAGATGGTAATTTTACATTTACTATCTTTCATTTCCCCTGTGTTTAATAAGGGAAATAATCACTTAATTGCTACCTTTAATGGCTTTCTGCCATTTTTTCCTCTATCCCTGTCTGTACTCTCTGTTCTGATACTTCACAATACTCTTTTGAAATCTCTGAACCAATCCCTTTTCGATGATTCAATACAGCTACCTTTAAAGTTGTTCCACTACCACACATCGGATCGTATACTGTGTCCCCTTCATTACTCCATGTGATAATATGGTCTCTTACTAACTGTTCTGGAAATCCTGCAGGATGTGCTGTACCATAAGATACGCTATTCCCACCCCCTACAACATACTTCCAAATATTATTTATCTTTACCTTATCTTTTATTAAAACCCGCTTCTTAATAAACTCACCATCTTTATTACGAGTAAACCCCTTTACTCTTTCTGTACGCATATCATTATATTTATTTCGCCGGTCTGCTGTAATAAAATTGAACGTGTTTAATTTACCCTTAGTGAACACAAACATATATTCAAACGCCTGATAGTACCTATTACTTCCCCCCACCGGTGGAGGATTATCTTTCTGATAAATCATAGTATCGTGTAAATTAAAACCAATTTTTTTAAAATATAACGCTTGCTTAAAAGATGTGCCTGTCTCACTACCCTTAACAGTAGCATCCCCTACAACCCAAACAACCACACCCCCATATTTTGTAACTCTAAATAACCCATTCGCAATACTCTCAAAATCAAATTTATAACCATTATACCGCCTTAAATTATCATAAGGTGGACTCGTTACAGTCAGATCAATACTGTTAGCTGGCATTCTCAACATTGTTACTACACAATCTTCATTGTAAATAGTATACCGATGTTTACACATTTAGCATTTCCATTTTGCTCTCCATATCATAACCACAACCCATGCAATTAAAGCAATTACACCTGTAACACATGCTACCCATACTAATATATCAGACATCGGCATCTCCTTTCGGGCATTTTCCCTTTATGCATTCCCCGGACTTATTGTCTTTATGATTACACCGGCTTACTTTAACCCCCGTAGTATGATCAATAACCCACTGCCAATATGCACACTGTGGATTATAAGGTTTACTTACAGCCATCAATATTTCCCCTTCTTTTTAAGATGAGATTGTGTACTGTTATAATATACCGGTGTTATTGACTTATGTACTTTCAACTTTTCTTCAAGCCGATTATCCCTATCTTTTTTTGTCTGTTCCAAACCTACAAGTAAATCATCAATATAATTACGTATATCTATCAAACAAGTAATAATATGTTTGACATCATATTCACGTAAGAAAATCTTATCCAGACATTCTTTAATGATAGTCTCTTCAGTCCGTCTTGCTTTCGCCATTACCGGTGATCACCACTACCATTGATTGTACCTTTAGCTTTCCGCTTCGCAAGCTTTGAAATATTAGCTGTTGCCACATCACCCATCCGGATATCTAAACAATCACAAATCTGTGCCACATACCATAGCACATCCCCAAGCTCTAACTTGATAGCTTCCTGATCTGTAGAAGACACACGCCCGCCCTTGTCACGTATAATCTTCTTAAACTTATCAGCTACTTCTCCCGCCTCACCAGCAAGACCTAAAGCTGTGTATATCCATCTCAACTCTCTATAAACAGGGGCTACATTCTCTGCTTCCTGATCCTCTTCTAATAAGCATGTTGGGTACTCTGCTGTCTCTCTGGTCTTTTTCTGATACTCATTAAAATTCATCTAATTAGTACTCCTACGTATATCATATTGACCCTGCTTCATTCTGAGAGGATACTCTGGTTTCTTTACTTCTGAATGTAGTCTGCAACCCGTCTTTCCGCATAATTGATCGAGCTGTCTTCTCTAATTTAATATTAGCTTCTTCCTTACTGATATTTTCAAGCTTAACCATCTCAGATACCAAGGTCACATCTTTTACCAACCGCCTTGTATTTGCCAACACATTTCGTTTTTGATGTTTACTTACTTTAATCATGTTAATCTCCTTTAAATAAAAGAGTGTCGGAACCCACCATGTATTACTACACGGTGGGCTTAACAGACATAGATCTCCGACCGATCCGTACTGCCTGTTATTCGGCACGACACCCAAGGATACAAGATAATCATAATATATAGACTTGGAGGTACTATTTAATTTTCCCCTGCACCCTTATGTATATTATACCGCAAAACACCGAAATCATTTACAGCTTATTTTATTTTTTTACAATCTACATAAGGCACCAAGCCTACTGCCCCTTTCCTCTTCAACAAATCCGGTGCATTTACATAGTCAACCTCGTAATGATTCTGCATCCACGAAATTCTTGACACCTTCAACTGTCTTCCCACACCTCCAGAATACCAACACGATCTTTTCCCCTTCCGGGTTATCTCTATCACCCGTGGTTTTCTCTCTTTTTTCTCTACCATACACACTCCCTTTTACCCATACAGCTACCCCATAAGATAGCCGTAAAGGTGGACTTAATTGATCAAGTCCAACCCTGCAAACTTACAGTACTCTTTTACCAATTCTGGAAACCCCGCATTTAATTTTTTCAGATTACTGTGATCTGCTTTCGTAATTGCTTTCATCAGGTCAGTCTTGAACCCCCCGAACTGATGCCCTTCTGCCTGCATCTCAAATGAGTTTTCTTTATCTACCATCATGCCACCTCCGCATCTTTCACGAATGATTTTGCTCTGCTAATGAACTCTTCAGCTGTACGTATCATGCTTTTCATAGCCTGAAACTCCAGTCTACTGAGTGACTCATCGTTTTCCTCTTCATTACCTACTGTGCCGTTCAACTCATCAAACGCATCTACACAATCGTTCAAATCTAACTCCGTGTTTCTAAATCTACAATAACTCATGTTTGCCATATCTTACCCCCAAGTAATTTATCTTTGGATTAACAATCCAAGGAAGCTGACCTTGATCAACTCCCCAAGATTTAATCCCCAATCGAATCCCGCCATACCTGAACATCCTCTACATTATCACTGAGTATACCCACTGGCTCGCCCCACTGCTCCCAACTTTCATAGAGAACACATGCGCTGATATTATACTTTGCCTTTGTTTCAACACCGATCCTTACAAATACAATTTCAGCACCACCTTTGCGTTCTGCAATGGTTGGCTTCCGTTGCTTCAAAAGTACAGTATCTTCCTCATACATTTTGCCCATCTCTTACCCCCAAGTAATTATTTAGATCAACGATCCAAGGAAGCACCCCGTAAGGTACTCCCCAAGGTAGTTAATCGCAGTACAGCATCTGATAGAATGTGTCTTGCAGATAAGTTCGCAAGTCCAGTTTATTCACCCAATACCTACCGGCACTGTTCGTATGAAACTGTAATGTGAAATCATCTGAACCAAGTGTGACACTGAAATCCACATACCCCATGTAGAACCCTACATCATTCATCACATGCCATGAATTCGAACACTTGATTTTCCCATTATCCAAGTATTTGAATGCCCATTTACAATCGATTCCGGAACCGTGCGGTAACTTCTCAGTCAGCACTTCTTCCATAGCATCGATCACATCGTCATAAATGTTGTTAAACTTTGCCATGTATTACCCCCAAGTAATTTCTTTGGATTAACAATCCAAGGAAGCTGACCTTGATCAACTCCCCAAGATTTTTACGCCTTGTCGTAGCTCGCAATTTTCACCTGAAACTGGCCTGCCTCTATGATTGCATAGTAGGCTCCCACTTCAAGCTCCTTAATGAATTGGTCAACAGTTAATGCTGGTTCAGATAGTGAACCCATACCGGTAGCATCCACAAAGAATGCACCATACCCTTCATTGTCACCATCATATACACCGGAACGCCCTGTGATATCCCGTCTGGAATATCCTTCAGGTAGATACCCGCCGATATGCGGAAACCGTGATATTCTGTCATAGTCTCCTGACTCTGCAAGGTCTTTATCCAACTGTGTTAATAACACCGGTCGAACTCTTTCCTGCTGTGCTTTTTCACATGCCTCATCATTCATTGCTCTGATAGTCTCTAATCCCATCATCTTTCTCACCTCCAAGGTTTCTTTACTGGACTAACTGTCCAAGGAATCCGACCGTAATCGAATCCCCAAGGTAGTTACTCATTCAAGTCAATGAAGTCCTGTGCTTTCTCAGTCAATTCACCGGCCTGAGTAATAAACCTATCTTCAATCAAAGCATGCGCTGTTCTACCGTAATGCCCCTGTAAAGTCCATGCTGACCCATCCTTAACCATCTCAGCAAACATCTTTAAGGTACGAACATCATTTAACTCACCACACTCATAGTCAATAATCAAATCTACTGCTACCATCTTATTACCCCCAAGTAATCTCTTTGGATCAACGATCCAAGGAATTCTCCCATAGGAAAATCCCCAAGGTCTTAGATCATCTCTCGAACCCGTTGTGATAGTCTGAACTGTCACAACCAATTTCGTTAATGCCTCTCAGCATTATTTTGAAATTCGACTCAAGCCGGTCTCCAAACTTCCGAATGAAGTCTTCAATGTACACTTCCCGGCACTCACACTTTGATACCAATTCACAGACTGTAATCGCCATCTCTGCCACAGGAAATATTGATACAGCCCTGTCACCATCTACCCGAAGCTTGTCTAAAGGTATTTTAAATGTGTCATCAGTGTTAACGCACTGCCCTACACCCTCTGAGCAGAATACCAGATCCTGCCTGTCACTAATCACCACAGCATACTCACCGTGATAACCAAATGTGGTAGAACCTGCAAAGGTCTTCTCTACATACTTCCGCACGTTGTAGACATCTAACTTCACAAGCTCTGTCTTTGCATCTTTGTACTTTACCATCTTATTACCTCCAAGTAATTTCTCTGGACTAACTGTCCAAGGAATCCATCCGTAGATGAATCCCCAAGATGTTTAGTCTATCTTATACTGTTTGATGTTGCGAATTATATTCGGTAACAAATGTGTTGTTTCACAAGCACCCCAAATAGGATCTCTATTACCGTCAGGAAAGTTCTCATCATATACTTTCACAGCATCAACATACGACCGAGACTGTATCGCCTCAACAACAGCCTGCAACCGTCTTACATTAGAAGGAATATGCTGTGTATCTAACTCACCATCTTCAATCCCTTCACCTGTCTCAACAACATATGCACTTTGTGCATAATATGTATTTGTCAGGTATACCAAATCTTCAACATTTGGTAATGCATAGCTGAATGACTCTATAAACTCACCAGACTCATATCGGTCTTCTATCAGCTGGATATTCTCACAGTGTTTCACAAACTCTGCTCTACCCAACCCGACAATATGCGCCGTACAATCTGACCAACTGTCACAGCATCTGTCTGGTATTCCCGGTAGACTACACAGCAAACTGATCCGATTACCATACTCAGATTGAAGCTCGGTAAGCTCAGTGTAAGTCATGTTTTTCAACAGCTTCACTTTCGATGTTTCATAATCACCCGTCATATCCCAACCAATGCTTTCAACAATTTCCCAAAATCTTTTGTCTGTCATCTTATTACCTCCAAGTAATATCTTTGGACTAACTGTCCAAGGAAGGGTACCTATGAAACTCCTCCGTAAAGAAGTTCCATAATACCATCCCCAAGGTAGTTAATACTGGCCTGCGATTGCCTGAACCTGAAACACTGTATAAAACCGCACATCCTTTGCAAACTCTACAAGAGATAAGCTGACATCTTCTACCGTCCAATCACCCGTATCGAAATTTTCAGTTTCCGCTCCAAGTAGAATGCCATTACCGGCAAGCGGTTGGTCATCCTCAATCTGAAAGAACATCGAATCATCGTTCAGCGTAAGTAACCCTTCATCATCTACGAAGAGTGTATCCCCTTTAGGATACGTCTTACCTAATGCATACATTTGACAACCCATCAACTCATACATTTTGTGCCTGCGTTCATTATTATCCACTGGTAAATCTATCAGTGAAATAGTCTGAACCTTTGCGTTAATGTAAATCGCTTTCATCTTATTACCCCCAAGTAATTTATACTTTGGATCAACGATCCAAGGAATTCTCCCATAGGAAAATCCCCAAGATCTTAGATTAAATCTATCTGTATAACTTCCTGATTTGTATCCAACATCACGTCATAGCTCTTTTTACAATTAGGACATTGTACAATAACCGTAGTCACTACTGGATAATAACCATCCCAATTATCAGCCCGACTATCTTCAATTGCATCTTGAATTACGTCATACAAATTAGACTTACAACTTCCACACATTACTTTTTCAAACTTCATTTTGTACCTCCAAGTACTACCATGTTCTCCATGGTCATATCCATTCAGCGCACCTCAATGCGTTCAATGGAGGAGGTAATCCGTCTCTATAATTATCGTATCAGAAATGCCTGCAGGGAACACGCTCAAAGGCTCACCCCTCCGGGGGCATCCACCCCCGTGCATCTACTCTCTAATCTGTTTTAAAAGAACCGTGCTTAGTGGGTTGGTTTCCCTTCCCCCTTACTATATAATTATAACCCGACACGCAAACCTTGTCAAGTTTTCGTTTTCAAGACTTACTCCCTGTAACCATCCAAGGAAGTACCCCCGTAAGGATACTCCCCAAGATTTTTACATCTCAAATGCACTTGCGAGTTTATGATTCATCTGCTGTTGAGCAATGACACTCTTCACACGATGACTTGCAATCTCAGTAGCCACACACCATAAGGCATAAGCCGTCATCTGCTTTCCGGTCGGAATCACACCTACCGGAATGTCCTTCTGAGTTTCTGCATCAAACTTGTAATCCACCAGATAGAACTCTGCAATCTCGTTCATCAGCATACGCTCATACTTTTTCGCCATGACTTCTCCGAGAATCAAATTCTCCAAGAACGGCTGACTGTCTGCCTGATTCAACCTAATGTAATTTCCTTTGATGCTGTCGATGGTATTCTCAAGGTTTTCAATCAACGGCATCCGAATGGTTTCAAAGTCAACAGACTTTCCGAAGTGAGTGATCTTGATATCCTGAATATGCTGACCAATAATCACACCATTACTACACGCCATGCGAAATGCTCCGTACATGATATCCAGTGATGTCGTCTTGTCATAGGAATTCCTGATAACGATCTGCGGAACAAAGCTGTCTTTGTTCGGATCAGCATCCCATGCTGTGCTGTCCACACCTGAATCTGACGGATCAAATTCAAACTCCGGAAACTTCACGGTCATGAACATCTTTGAACCATTTGAAGCCATCTTGAATGTCTGCTTCCGCTTGTCCTCAGTGATACCAACATCATCAAGAACATGGTTTACAAAATCAACGGCATCAAGATGTGGTACCAGTTGATACTGTCTGGAAACAACACTCAGCTGACTCTTGTCATCGTGACGATACAGCGCATCATACCCTGTATCCTGCCCATCTTCTCTACACAACTCTTCCCGATTTACTGTGAAAAAGGGATTTGAATTCACAACTTCTTTGTTTCTCATACTCTTTACCTCCAAGTGATTTAATAATTGGATTAACAATCCAAGGAAGCTGACCTTAATCAACTCCCCAAGGTCATTAAACTTGCGTGATGCTGAACTCATCCGCACCTAAATCCTCTTTACCCACAGCACTATTCTGATAACCATTGATGTAAATGTCCACATCTCGATTACAAACATCCTCTACAGTTTCACCATCTCTTAACACTATCGTAGTAGTAACCTCTGCCATGATCTTAATCGTAATTTCCATACCCTTACCTCCAAGTGATCTTTAAGTGGATCAACGATCCAAGGAATAGCTCCTTAAAACTATCCCCAAGGCCGTAGATTAAACTGCGTACTCTTCTTGAGTCTCACAGTAAATACCACGTATTAAGTGGATCAACAATCCAAGGAATAGCTCCGTGAAGCTATCCCCAAGGTCGTAATCAGCAAGGTAGATTTACTGATTTCTTCAGATACTTTCGTACTGCTCGCAATGTGATGTGCGCCATATGGTACACAACCGGTAACTGAAAATCTGTGTAACCTGCATTTATCAAGGCTCGCACAATCAGCGACCCATGCACATATGTTTCTTCCAAATGTGCCAACACATGATCTCCAAAATCTTTTGCTTCTGTCATACAGAACCAGCAATCACCATTCGACGGTTCAGGAAATTTCCCTTCTACGCTATGCATTTCCCGCATCTTCACGATGTATTTTTTGATGAGTTTCTCATACCGCTTAGTTCGTGCAAGCTCTTCATCATCCCGCTCATCCAGTACGTTGCCCTGCATATCTAATACCATACCATCGTAGAAAACATGGTCATCCAGATACCACACCCCGCCTTTCTGAACAATGAATTTGCTGATGTTGTACCCCTGCAGTGATGCATTGATATGCTTTTTAGTCGTTACTGTTTTGAAACCATTGGTATTCAAAATCAATTGTGACCCATTACATATCACGATGTCAGTTGCATGATACCGAACGTATGAAACATTATCTTTCATATACCCTACCAAACAATGTCCCAACTTTTTTGCAGTAACATACTGCACATCTTCCAGTAAAACCTTAATGCTTTTGTCTCTTGTCGTTTGCATACTATTACCTCCAAGTAATTTCTCTGGACTAACTGTCCAAGGAATCCATCCGTAGATGAATCCCCAAGGTAGTTAGCTACACTGGAACTGCAGATACTTCTGTCCACCCAACCCCTGCAACTTCATAACACTTTGGCTCTTTATCATCTCGCTGTAAGAGAACCCTATCACCTACCATAGTTGACCTACAGCCCCTGACATCTACCATATCCCACCACGCATTATCTGTCCAAATTGGAATTCTTCCGGGAACACCATTATTAGATGCTTCCCATACCTGTTCAAGAATATAGTTATCATCCACATCTTCCATTAGAACATCGTAACGGGAAGTAGCTACATGCTGTAGCTCGTACTTTGCAACAGCCCAACTCTGCTTCTCATTAACTTCATCCTTATTCAAAAGGATGTTATGATACAGTTTAATTTTCACCATCTTATTACCTCCAAGTAATATCTTTGGATTTAATATCCAAGGAATCGCTCCGTGAAGCGATCCCCAAGGTTTAAATCAGCGGTAGACTTCCTTTGTGTTTGGTACCATCTTCTTTGACATACATGTATTTACCCCCGGCAATGACACCGGCGATCATGTGTTGGCAAAGTTCCCTTGCACACTCATTCCTACCATCGATCCATCTGTCTTCCTGCTCCGCATAGTCATAAATGACTTTGAACAGAACATTGATGAAACTCTGCTGAAGAGTCCGGTGAGTGCGCTGTAACTTTTCAGTGATGATGTCTGCAACTTTAGGAACATCCCCGCTGTTGCATGCATCAGTCAATGTGGTTATAGCTTCCCAAACCTTTTCGTACAGTTCGATTGCTCTTGTCGCCCAATTTTTTTCTTTGGGATCTTCAGGGAATGACCCCTGATCAACCATCTTCTGTTCAATCTCAGCAATTACATTTGAATCCATATTCTTACCTCCAAGTAATTTCTCTGGACTAACTGTCCAAGGAATCCATCCGTAGATAAATCCCCAAGGTAGTTAATATAAACCACTTTCCCGAGCATACATCTTTCTAACAGGGCCTTCCGTTATTACAGACATCCATAACTCACCGTAACCACCACACAAAGGGCAACCATCTGCATCCCCGTAATTAGCTCCAAAACCCTTACAACGTGGACACACCCGCTTCTCTGCTTTCTCAGATACTAACTTTAAAACATTCCATACATATGCCATCTTATTACCTCCAAGTAATTTCTCTGGACTAACTGTCCAAGGAAGGGTACCTATGAAACTCCTCCGTAAAGAAGTTCCATAATACCATCCCCAAGGTAGTTAATACTGTATCTCTATTTTCGGATCATCTGGATAACAGTCAGGAACATAATTATCAAGCGCATCTTCATATGCTGTTTTAACCTTTATTATCTCAGCATCATGTTCTTTTGTCGGCCAATACCCACAATCCAAAAGCTCACCATAAACATACCGTTTAATATTGAACCCCATTATCACTGCATACTCTGTCGCAGTCTTAATAATATCGCTTGCTTCTCTGGTCATTTTCGTACCTCCAAGTACCGGACTTGTTTAAGCCCGTTCCATTCAGCGCACCTCAATGCGTTCAATGGAGGAGGTAATCCGTCTCTGTATTTTAGACTATCTGAAATGCTTATCGGAATCATGGCTCGGTCACCACTTCTCTGTAACAACCTCCGGGCTG